GGGTTTGATTGTCCTATCGAGATTGGCGCGATGCTTTGAATGACGGAGCGGTTTTCGTAGAGGGCTAAGAGTATTGCCTCAGCACGGTCAGGCGAAGCGACACCCCGTTTCTTCATATCGACCTTGGATTCAATCACGACTCGACCCGATGCGTCCGATGTATAGGTTGGTCCTGCCAACTGCGAGAGAACAAATCTATCTACATTCAATCGGACATCCTGCTTGCCATCCTTGGGCTGTATCAACTGTCGGGCGTTCCACCACATCTCGGCTCTTTGATTCTTGAACTTGGCTTGGTCTTTAGGCTTCTCGGCTACATTGACTCCAATAATGTCAGCGGGTAACTGGCGCTCCTTGACCCATCTATCCAACATGGATACAACACCCCAACCTAATCCGATGGTATCGACCTTGACTCGAACTCGGTCTCGTAATCCTCGGTCTTGATGAATCTTGATACAGGTTTCAATCTCTCGCATGACCACGCCAGCCACATCAACCGCGTTGGCGTTTTGCTTGCCCGATGAGCGATGAGCAATGCTTACCTTGTATCCGTCAGCCCTAGCAATAACGAACTCATCTCCACCATCTGAAGCAATATCCACCCCAAGGCGAATCAGATTAGATTCAAGCGGTGTTTCATTCTCGGTAGATAACTCAGCCCATGCGAACGGGATGACTTTGCCCGTACTCGACTTAGGGAACTGCGCTAGTACACGGGCTTCAACGAATGGCGAATCCTCACCGAATTCAGAAATGACATCATCAACCCAAGTTTTATCAACGAGGTGAGTCTTGACTTCGTGGGCTTCTATGTAATCAGGACATGAGCGACATCTGCCCGTAGCCTCACCCGTAAAGTTAGGAGTGTCATAGGCACCAATCGGAATCACATTGTAAAGCGGACTCGAGCAGATTCTTTCGAACCATGTTTGTTCTGTATCTGTTGGAGGGTTTCCAAGTACAAGGAGTTTTGTATTTCCACCCGTCATGAGAGATTCAAGTGCGCCACCGATTGTGTCCGATAAACCTCCAGCCTCATCAACAACAACTAAAAGGTTTGGAGCGTGGATACCCTGAACCGCTGTTTCATCATGAGCGCTCGGACTAAATCCGTATCCAACTACGGTGCCATTGATTTTCCATTGAACCGTATCGGCTTCCCCAGGCAGATTATGTTTAGCATGAACTCTTCGAATATGCGGCCACATAATGTTTCTCACCTGTCGGTGTGTAGTCGCTGTTGTAATTGCTACCGCTGTTCCCGCTGGATGCGTTGATAACCACCACGCAACTGCTCTCGCCGCAAGGTGAGATTTCCCAGGCGCGTGACAGGCTGGAACTACTGTTCTTTTATTTATCAAAAGGGAATTGAGAATCTCTTTCTGTTTACTCCAAAGAGTCTCGCCCAATCCTTCTTCAACGAATCCAACTGGGTCGCTTTGCCATCTAGCCCATGGATTCTCTAACTCAGCATCAAGCATGACCGATAAGGCATGGCGCTCTTCAGGTGTGAGCATCGCAAGCAACTCGGCTTGTTTGATGGAATCACTTTCGAGGAACTTATCGAGAAGTCTCTCGCTCATGAGTTAGGCGCTTCTTGTTTTGCGTGACTCGAGAACCTTGGCTATCTTCTCTTGAAGTTCTCCCATGGTGACTGTAACTCGAACCTCCGACACCGAATGGCTTAGAACCTCTTGCTTATCAATGCGCCCGAACTCTTCAGGTACCTGACGCTCAAGCCACCAAGCCGATGCTTTCCAATCACCTTGACTCGCCGCACTTGAGATAACTGCGACCTTTTTAGCGATTGCTTCGTTTCTCGCCCGTGTCAAAGACTCTAAAAAATCTAAATATATTTTCTCCTCGGGTTTAGGTTTGGCATCAGGAATCGTCGCCAATCTATCCCGCTCTGTCATTCCTCGGCTCATCCAATGGTAGAAAGTGGACTCAGCAAGATTGACCATGCCTACCGCTTTGCTAACTGGAACACCGAGAACAATCAGATTGATAAGTTCATCGCGTCTTGTGTCGTCGAGTAGAACGGTTGTCCCCTTTGGTCTGCCCTTGGGTTTACCGCTCTTCTTCTTTACTACTGCCGTCGTCATGGCTTTATTCTACCTCGGTTGTACACGCCTCTAGTGGTATCAATAATAACTCAGCGACATCTTTCCATCCATAGATTGAATTAGCCCATTCATTCAAATCCTCTGTGTGAACTCTCATTGAATGTTCACCCACTCGAATTGTTGTTCGACCTACGGGGATATGCCCAGGCTTGGATTTTCCACCCGAGAGAATCTCTGCGACCTCTTCAGCGGTAAATCCTGTTCCCTTCAATCCTGTTGAAGTCAAAAGTTTGTTGAGTTCCTGCGGGTCATAAGTTGCCAAGTCGCTTGTTCGATTATCCACAATCAAAATCTTTATCTCCTCGACATCATCAACATCAACCCAATGAACGGCAATCTTCTCCCATCCCAACTGGACTGCTCCTTGATAAGTATGGTTTCCCGAAAGAATGTGCTTGGTGCGCTTATTGACCACGATAGGTCGGTACTGACCCATTACCTCAAGGGAGGTGATGATTGAGCCTATATCGCCCTCACGCGGGTTGAGAGGGTGAACTTTGACCTCGTTGATTGGAACTGTCTCTATATCTTCAGGAGTTGAATCAGAACGCTCAAGGTGAGGTTGAGGTTCAACTGGTTTGCGTTCAGGTAATCCCAATCGGGTTTTGATTGCTTTGATGGCTTTCTGTTTTGTCGGAGCCTCGGTGTATAACTGCTCCTTCCAAGCCTTGTAAGCCTCGAGTTCAACCGTAAACTTCCAAGCGCTAACCTTTACTTCAGGGTCGCTAGGTAAAGACTTAGAATCGCTTATAGGGTCTTTATCCTTGCCAGTCATGAGCCTATCTAAAGTCTCAACCTCAGATTGAGTAAAGCCCGTGCCATCGAGTTCAGGTAAAGCCGATAAAAGATTCTTGAGCAATGGCTCGTTGTAAGTGGCAAGGTCGGTCAATCGATTATCAGCCAAGACAATCTTGCGAGCGCTCTCTTCATCTACATCGACATAGGTGACTTTGATTTTCTTCCAGCCGAGTTTCCTCGCCGCTTTGTATGTGTGATTCCCCGCGAGGATAAAGTTAGAGCCAACTTGTACAACAATCGGTCTGTACTGCCCATGGGCTTTGAGAGATTGAGCAATCGCTTCAATATCGCCACGACGAGGATTTGTCGGGTACGCCTCAAGGGATGCGATAGGAACTGAATCAACTTGTCCAACTTTTATCTTCGCTTTCATTTGATATACAACCAAGCCTCGAAATTGTAGAACTTCCAAAACATCGTACTTACTGTGAACCCTGCGTTCTCTGCCAATATCTGATTTCGAACTGATGAGTTTACTTTCATCATCGGGCGTAGGTCGCGCTCTTTGTTGAGTATCTGTTCAGCGGTAAAGGCTTTGCGTTTGAAATCGTAATGAGCGCCGTTGATAACCTGCTCGAGTTCGCCCGATTCTTCTCGAACTTTCTCAGCCCATATAAAAGCCCCACCCTCAACTAGAGATTCATAGATGACGCTTAGGATGTGTGGTCTGTCCTCATACGGAATGAACTGAAGTGTGAAGAGCGAGAGGATGAGGCTCGACTTACCAAAACCGTTGAAGGCTCGAAGGTCTTTGCGAACATAGATAGTTTCATGATGGGACTCAGGCAAAAGATTGTCGGCTATATCAATTCCAATTTTCTTACCGCGGTGTGGAAGTCGCTCAAGTAGTTTGCCAGTTGAGCAACCCAAGTCAATCACTTGAGTATCTTCGGTCATGAAGTATGTACTCAAGTCACAGATGGCTTCAGTTAGTGTGTGATAGTTCGGGATTGATTGAGCAATATGCTCATCAAAGTTTTGAATCGTATCGAATGAGAATGGCTCAGTAGAACTCATGAAGCCTTCGACCAATCGCTTCCACGACTGGGATAGTGATGGTTCTCCCGCACCGTTCGTATCTTTCGGAATCTGAAACTCTTCGTCCATCTTCGTAATACTCCGTCCATCCATCAGGTAAACCTTGAAGTCGTTCACACTCCAAAGGAGTTAGTTTTCTTAGAGCAAAACCTTCACTATCACCTGTGAGAACTCCGTGTCGGTCTTGTGCTGTAATCGTGTACATCGGGTCTCCATCATCTTTGATGAGTCGCCCGTTTGGTTTCTTATTTACTCGGGCTACATCCAAGACTGGTCTCACGAAAGGAACATTGTTACCGCCAGTTCCCATGTGAGCGAGAAGTGTTGGAGCAACATTCTCAAAAGTTCTAAAAGCGTTATCTCGGCGGATGAACTGCTCGACTACATATTGTCGGGAGTTTCCTCCTTTGTAGTAGTGGGCGTCAAGGGTCGGAGAAATGTGGGAGAAAAACCCCTGCCTTCCTTCTCGTTCTTCCTTGTTCGACTCAGCATTGCTTCCACTTGCTGTTCCGATAGGAAATACTTTTGGTCGGGGGTTTCCTCTAAGATGTCCGATAAGGAAAACCCTTTCTCGGTGTTGCGGGACTCCGAAATTTTGGCTGTCAAGCAATTCCCATTGACAGTCATACCCCAAGCCATCCAAGACTTCGAGGATGATTTCGAAGGTTCTTCCTCCGTCGTGGTTGAGGAGTCCTTTGACATTCTCAAAGAGGATATACGGTATTGATTTTTCGTGAGCGAGTCTAAACATTTCAAAAGCGAGTGTCCCTCGGGTGTCATCCAAAGAGAATCCAGTTCGCTTTCCCGCAACTGAAAAAGTCGCACAAGGGAATCCTCCAACGAGGAGGTCGGCATCAGGAATGTCTCCAGCGGAAACATCTCTAATATCTCGTCCGTCAGGTTGTTCTCCGAAATTTCGGGCATAAATACTCCTCGGTCTCTCTAGCCATTCATTAGCCCAAACGCACTCATGACCTGTTCTTTCAAGTCCAAGTCGAAATGCGCCGATACCAGCAAAAAGTTCAATGAACTTCATTAGACAAGCGGTTTCGCTGGTCGTCCTCGTCTACGAATCAAGTTGCCTTCAGCATCGTACTCAGGTACTCGGTCAATATCGTTGCGGATAATTTTGTAAATCAACTGCTCTGATACACCCATTGCTTCAGCAATCTCTCGGTAGGTGATGCGTTGTTTGCGTAGTCGAAGAATCAACTGCTTACGACGCTTACCTAAATCTTGAATCTGCGATTGATGTGTTCTAATCGCATCGGTCAAAAGTTTGACCTCATCAAGTCCCTTGCCGTCTAACTCCGTTGCTTCCATTACTGTACTCATATCGCTTCTCCTTCTTCGAACAGGCGTTCGACAGCATCATCAAATCTAACTTTCTTATGAATCTGATTCGCCGTTGCGACAAACTCCAATTCAATTTTTAGCATCGCTTTTTTGTAAGCGATTAGCATAGCAATATAAAACGGTAGTATGAAAAAACCAGCAATGGATAAACCAACTGCTGTCCATATCAAGTCCCAATTCATATCGTCCTCTCTTTCTTTGCTCCTCGAATATAAATCACTAACGAATTTCTATCGTTCTTTGGCGGTAAAAAAATCAATGAGCGAACATATTGCGGAGAATCGTCAGGAAGAACTCCCGCATCAATTATTCCGTCAATCGCCGCTTTGACTGATGGATTACAAGCACCTACATCTTGAAGCCTCCCGCCTTTTTGGTGAGGTTCAACTGTGACGCTAATCCACGCCATAGGGGGTATCTTCTCATATTTAGCCAATAGTTGAAAAGCCGAGCGCCACTCTTTTGTGATTTTCGCTCTTTCCCATCTGTTGCCCGAACGCTCCGCATTGGTCGTGTAAGGGCGCTGTGCCAACTCAAGTCGATAGATGAGTTGTTCAGCGTCGTCTGCGTAGCAAAGGCAATCCATAGACTAAACATGAGGTACACCTTGAGTTGTGTCAAGTTGTCTTTTCTGACAATCGTTGTCGATGTACCACCAAATCGCATTGTTATCCTGAAAAGGAATCTCATGAGCAGACTCAACTTTTTGAATCAGGTAGCCCAACTCCCTTGCTTTATCTCGATTGGATTCAACCCAACCGTGACAACCTGAAGTCCCTGACCCGCATAAAACAATAAGATTCGCTGGTTTATGTAAGTCCTCGTTGCGACTGCCACCCATCATTCGAGGGCGTCTGTGATGAACTGAGACTGGAAATCCTAGGAAGTCTCGTCCACATCTTTCGCACTTGTAGAAGGCTCGGGCGAGAACTGCGAATCGAGTCTCATCATCAACTCTAAGTTTAGGCTTTGCCATTGGAGTCTTTCATCCGCGATGGCGTCCAAGCAAGCAGGGCATACTTTTGCGCTCGTCTGTTCCGCCACTTGTAATACCAATCGACAAATCGAAATATCTTCATGAGTCAGATGCCACCTGTCCATTATCAGTTTCCAAAGAAGCATCAGTTCCTCTATTCAAAATTTGTCGTATCTCCGCCATATACTTCGCAACCGCTTCAGGAGATGCCTTCCGCTTTTCATTCTCTTCATACTCAAGAGACATTCTCTGCGAGCGCTCGCGTTCTCTACGGCTGGCTAGTCTATGACGCCACTCCCGATTTATGTGAGATGGGTTGATAGCCGTGTCATGATTGGAGTAATGGGCAGAAACAATTTTCTTTGCTTCTTCCAAATCAATATCAGAATCTAAAGACTGCGCCCAAGCGCGAACCTTGAGTTCATCCACTTGGATGCGTAGGTCATAGATGCCGATGTAACCGAGAAGGATTGCGATGTCAGATAGATTCATCTCTGAGTTTCTCTGCGAGTTCAATCGCTCGATGAGCAGACTGTTCATGTTTTGTCTTGACCCCCACTCCTCGTAAAACTAAATCCATCTGTCTCATAGTCGGAACTGTTCCGATGTAATCAAGTGCTTGTTCAATCTGCTCTTTGGAATACCCTCGAGCCTCTGCCGCTTTACATATCTGAAGAAGCGAGTGCCAAGCGCCTTTTCCTAAAGGTTTGACTCTTTGCTTTTCCCACCATTGTTTAGCAACTTGTTCCCAATCGGCGACGACTGCGATAGCAGTCTCGTCGCTCTTTGTTGTAGATAGGACGGATGTATAGGACGGATGGTACGGAGTGGAGTTGGGGAGTGAGGGCATCAGAGTTGGGGAGTTGTCCCCCTCCGAGTTGGGGAGTTCTACCTCTCCTAAACTTTGTTCCTCCCCAACTGAGTTGGGTAGTTTCTTCCAAATCAACTGGTACACCGTGGCGTTGCCTCGAGAGTTTCCCTTGGTGATTATCTTCAAATGACCGTCGGCAATCATCTCGTTGATGACCTTTCGGACATACTCGATAGAGCAACGACCCTTGGAAGCAAGGTTTGACTGAGAAGCAAAGAAGCGTCCATCATCATGAGATATATCGGCGAGCGCAAGATGAATCAAAAGTTTGGTGCCATCATAAGGAGAGTCGCTCCAAACTTTTGTTATCCATCGTATGCTCACAAATTACCTCCGCAATGAGGGCAACATTTCTTTCGCCCTTGAATTTCAACTACTCGACCATTGATACATCTCAAATCAACATAGACTTTACAGCCCTTGCGAGTCTCTTTGAGTCGCGCAATGCGTCCCGCTTTATGGAGGACGGACAATACACCCGAAGCAGTTCCATGATGAAGTCCAGTAATCTCAGAAAATTCTTTCCAAGTAATTCCTGTGACCTGTCTTTGACCGAGCAGGTTCAAGGCTTGCGCCTGACGCAACGCAGTCTTTCCTGACCTGTCTGCGTCGAGCGCTCGCCCTTTACTTGTCTCTGTTCCGCTATGCCCTGAAGTTCCGTTATACGGTAACTCGGGTTGTATCTGTTGTATCGACATTGGCATCCTCTTCCAATTTCGGTGGGTTCAACTTGGTCTGTTGTTCTTTGAACTTAGCGCGGAATTGTTCAAGCAACTCGGGATTGAACTTATCCTTGTTCGCTGTGATGTACTGCCCGATTGAAGCAAGTGAATCCAAATCAGTCGCTTGATGAATCTTGGTAAGAATTGCGCTAGGCGCTAAGACATCATCAGCGGAGGAACGCTCATAGGATTGTGCGTCAGGGTCGGGTTCATCTGTTGGTAGGCAAAGTGCTTGGAGCAATGCGGTTCTAAATGCGACTGACATTGCCTTGGCTGTCGCCTTATCACCTGAGTCCATTGCTTCACCGACAACTGTTGTTTTGATAGCGTCACCGTTAGAACCGATGAATGTATAAGTAACTCGGACTTTGACATGACCCATCGCTGTTCGATTACGACCAATCTCAACTGTGTCATAGGAATAGTCCTCAACTGTCGGTACAACAATGACTCCAAACTTTTGTAGTTGTGGAGATACTGCGTTTACTACTGAATCAATTCCACGGAAATTGAATCCTTGGGCTTGATTGCGGTCTTTCTTTGCGATGCCTCCAACTGCCTTCATGACTTCATTGAGGGCTTGCGCGATTGATAATGCTTTGGTTTCCATAGTTCCTCTCTCTACTCTGCGATTACAAATGAGACTGATACCTCGGCAGGTACAACTTTGACCGATGGCACAATTTCACCTTGGGTTGATATTACCTTATCAGCATCTTGATTCAAAGCACCTAGGGCTTTTTTATCAATTTCTTTTTTGATTCGAACTAATTCAGGTGCGCTGGTCTCAGCCCATGCGATGAACTGTTCTTCGTTCTCAATATCAAACTTGACGCGACCTGCGGTGGTCTTGATGGTGCCGTGGGGCAGAACTACCGATTTACGCCCCTCAGAGCGTTGTAGGAGCGCGTATGGCTTTAGGTTAGCCTCAAACCATTCAGCATCTCTTTCAAGGGCTGTATTGACCTTCTCAAGCCATTCTGTGACTCTCTGAATTTCCTTATCAAAGATGGCTTTGTTATCGGCTTGCTTGCGTCGGATAGAGGCAAGTTTTCTCATAGCCCAATCTGCTTTTGAATCATCATCTACGATGAATGGCTCACGGGCTGGTTCTTCGATGATTTCAAAATCATCAACTGGTACTGCGTTTGTTGCGTTGTCCATGTGGACTCCTCTCGTTATGGGAGAGGGTACTAAACTGGGGTTTAGATTGTCAAGCCCTACAACCCGATGATTTGTCCAACATACATGGAGGCACCGACAACTGTGGCAATGAAGAGCGCTCCGACGGTACGAATGACCCACTCGGAGCGACTCTCCATCTTTTCAAGACGGTCTGTTATGTGTTCCATGGCTTGAGAGATTCTTTCCGTATCTGAATCATAGACATCTTTGCGAAGATAGGTCTGACTCACATTTAGGTTCATCTGCTTGACTTCCATTGTGAGGTCGTCAAGCCGACGCATAACTTCTCCTAAAGTTGGTTGAATCTCTTCTGCCATTATTTTTTCGCTTTCGCCTTTGCCTCGTCAGCCGACTTAGCAACTGGTTCAGATGATGGATATGCTGGACGAGCAACTCCCATGATGAGTTTGTAGGCTCTCTTCTTGAGGAAAGCGCCATCTCCATTAGATTGACTTCCTGCGTTGTCACCGCTGGTATTTCCCTCATAGACCCAAAGAGTTCCCTTCCCGTCATTCTTCAAAACAATTCCAACATGGTCAGCCATGGCATCATCGTCGAACTGGAAGAACGCAATGTCTCCAGCCTTTGCCTGACCGACTGGAACAATCTGACCCTTCTTTGCGAACCACTTCAATCCAACATCACAAGAAGCAAAACCTTTTTTGGTCTGCGCCGCGATGAGGTTAGAGAGTCCTGCTTCTTTGAAGCACCATGAAACATACATAGCGCACCAAGGTTGATTGTTCATCCCAAACCATTTTCCGAACTTGGTGTCGTTATTGGCACCTTCGCGGAACTTGGCATCTACCTCGGCTTTCGCCGCTTCAAGAACTTTTTCGATTGTCATTATGCCTTTTTCTTGACCGAAGCCTTCTTAGTTGGAGTAGTAATCTTTTTTGTAACTGAGGCGGTAATCGCATCTGCTACCTTGCCAAAAGCAGGGTCGTTTGGATTTGCCGCTCTGAGTGCGACTGGAAGTACGGCTGAAACGCCCGCCGCTAAAATTGCCTTGAGTGAATCTGTATCGAGAGCGAAGATGTCTCCGCCTGTAATCATAAACGCTGTTGTAACTGCCGCTAGGAATGACCGTCCATACGAAGCGAGCATTGCTTTTTGTTTGTTATTCATTTCATCTCCTAAGAGTAGGTGGGTAAATTCTAACCTATGGTTTCATGAACCAAGGTAGATAAGGCTCATCTTTGGATTATGGTCACCCGTGTTCATGATGTCCAAGTCACTTCCGCTGTTTTGCCATACGCGTAACTCTACATACTCTCCTTTGGTTAGGGAAACTGCGTGGCAAGTAACTGTGCTGTGTGTGTCGATTGAGTTAGATACTGGATTGAAGTCTGAGCGAGCCAACTCAACTGTATTGTTTTTCAAAATGTTGATAGCGCGATGTCCAGCACTAGCCGCTTCAAAAGCCACATTACCTGTGATGATGTAGCGACCAGTCAGGGGGACTGTAAGGCGAGTTGGGTTGGGACTCAAATCCCAACAATTCCATCCATCCGAATCAACAGCATCAAACTGAACTTTAGTCTGAGTTGCGGTAGGGATTGTTTGAGCAGTTGAACGAGAAGCCGTAGGAGCCAAAGTTCTGTCAGCGCCAGCAATCATTCCAAAGCCCATCAAGTCAGCGCCGTTATTCAAAAGCCAAACTTGGTCATCAGGCTTTGGGGCATAGTTGCTCAAGTATCGAACTGAAGGCAATGTGTTTGTATCGCCAGCAATTTGAACATCCATAGTTCTATCTGAATTTACAACTACGACTTTTCCTTGGCGAACTCTCAACCCTTGAGGGTTGGCTTTGATTTGAGTTACAAGATAATTCAAATCCATCAGAATCTCCTACTTCTGCCGACTGCGTTCATCGTACCCTTGGCATCAAGAGGAATTGAAATTGAATCAAGCATAAGAATCTTGTCTACTCCAAGCGGAGTACGAGTCACCTTTACCAAGTCGTAAACATCATGAGCAGGATTCACAATCTGGTCCCATGTGATTTTTTCTGTCGCTCCGATAACTTTTTTCAATTCAGCCTTCGCCGCTTCTTGGGCTTCAGCAACAGTCAAGACAACTGGAGAACTCATGAATTTGGGAACTTCGCCATAAGTTTTACGATAGGTGGGCGACGCGGGGTTATCATCCCAAGCCTCACCAATAACTCCGATGCTCAAGTTGGTTCCCTCGCCTGTAAAGATAACTCCGTTGTATGACTCATCCGTAGTCAATGAGCGATTGATTTGAATAAGTACAGACTCATTGCCATCGGTATAGGTTTCTAAAGGTGTACCAAGGTCAGGGTCAGGAATCGGTCTCATGCGAGCAATTCCGTTCTCATCAAAATATAAATCCATTGAAGCCGACTCAGCAATCTTGAGCGCTTCACGCCATGGGTCAGATGACTGGTCAAGAGTTGGATAGAGCAAAGTCGTTACTTGCCCCGTTGCTGGAAAAATTGTTTTGACTTGTGGGTAACGGTATTTCAAAATCTGTTCAATGGCTGTTTCTTTAGGAGTAGCATCCTCAATAAAGAACTCATGGTTTGTGAACTTGGCTCGAGCAAGAATCAAACTGCGGTCAGAACCTTTTATTGAAATCTTGATGCCTTGAGCGGTATCGGTAATATCAACGCTTGTAATAACAAAGACGCCAAGAGGAACTAATTCCTCGGTGCCATCAGGAAAAACAATGCCTCGGTAAATTTTGACTTCTCGGTTGTAAGGCAAAAGAACTGCGGAGATATTATTTTGTGGAGTCAGAGTTCCATCTATATCAACAAACTCAAGAGTACATTCACGCCGTATAGAACGACGGTTATCGATAGTTACAGAGCCAGCAATCGGTTGCGCTGTACTGAGAATCGTTCCGTTCGCCATGTCATAGATTTCAACCTTGACCTTAGTGACATGGGATTTCCGAACTGTCTCTTTGAAGGAATCGGAAACTGGATACATTACGGCGCATCAACTTCAAAGTAGGTGACTTTGATGACTCGAATCAAGTTATTGATATTGCCTGATTCTGTCCAGTTTCTATCTACAAACCGAACATATTTCTGACGACCTAATGGGTCATGAACATGAAGAGTTCCTTGATAGGTAAGAACTGGATACAACTCGTCCCAATCAGTTTCACCTTGAACCGTGAACTGATAGGTTCCATCAACTCCATAGATTGATTGGGATATAACAACTGACTTCGAAGCCCCAAGTGGTTTGAACACACCGTAAGCCTCAACGATATTTTGACTCAATGGTTGTTCAACTGTTACTCCAACTACCTTGATGTCAGGGTTTTCAGGAGCGGTAAAAGACCAAGTAGCAGGGTTATCTACAAGAATTGGTTCAGAGGTTGTATACCCCGAGGAAATGGTTGCCATTAGATGTCAGCCCTCGCTTTCGCACGATACCTGATTGTTTCATCAAGAGGAACTTCGTAGTCATTGATTTGAGCAATTTGTGAACTATCAGCCGTGGCGGGACTATTGCGGATTGCGCTGTAAGTTGTACCCGCATCATCTGAACGCTCAACATCGAAAATAAAATTACTAAAACCTCCGCGAGTCCAAACTGGAGTATCTCCAGCGTGGAAAGCAATCTTGTCTACATAGTGAACTTCAGCAGAACCAGCGCTTGTAACTTTGACAAATACTTGTGCGTGGGTAGCCGTTGGAGGAGCAACTACTGTGGCGTTAGCAGTTACCCAAGCCGAACTTGTTGCGGTGACTCCAGTTCCGTAAGTTGTTGAAACTGTTGTACCCGCTGAATTCAAATAACGAATACCAACTTGAGCGGTACGAGAAGTTGTACCAGCACGGAAGTCAGCAATCGCTGAGAACTCTTGGTTAGCGGTGACTGTGAACTTGGTTGCTGTGGTTGTTGAAGCAACTACATCACCCGCCGCGCTCGCTGTGATTTCAAGAGAGGCGCTACCTGTTGAAGCCTGAGCAGTTGAACGAGCAATCGCGCAATTTGTAACCGCCGCCCATCCAGTTGTATTTGTTTCAAGAGAGGCTTGGTTAGCACTTAGAACATTTGTTCGACCAAAGACAGTAAGAGTGACTGCGCCTAAATCGCTATCGTAGAACGCGGTAATCAATGGGGTGGCTGGAGCATCAACATCAATCGTGAATTGACTATAAGCCCAGTTGCTAAAGTAATTTGAACCATTGAGTAATTGAGCAACTCGAACATAAGCGCGATAAGTTGTCGCATCGGCTAAGTCTGCTTCAAGAGTTTGACCGTCGTTGCTAGATGTAACTATTCCTGTTTCAACTGTTGGCGTAGATGTATCAGGACTGAAAGTACCTGCGCCGTAAGTTGTGGAATCAAATACTTTGATTTCATAAGCGTTCTGAGCATCACCATCTGCGTCTGAATAAGTCCAAGTGATTGAAGGAAATGTTGTATCTGTAATGGTTCCGCTTGGGGCTGTTACCGTGACGCTTGGTTGATTGGTTGTAACAACATCAATAAAAAGTTCATAAAGATTAGCGCGGTCACCGCTTGCTGTTGCTGTATCGGTGAACTTGACTACAAGATTATCAATCAGGGTTTGACTCCATGCTTGACCGTTTGGAGCGCTTGTAAGTTTGAGCGCTGTATCAAGGGTGGTTGTAGCCAAAGTATTTGACTTTGAATATGGGACTGAGTAACTCACGGTACGACCATTGCGGTCTGTGATAACTCCAAGGCTCAACTGGATGTTGCCAGTTGTACCAATGCTTGCCCGTGCGCGAAGATTGACATACTCAACCTTCTCGGTGGAGAGCAAAGTTTGTGTTCCGAACTCTGCCTCATAAGAAGCGGGAACTGTTGTGCTGGTACGGGTTATGTATGTGGAGTCTGAACTATCGGCGAGCGCCGCATGAACTGAACCTGAACCACCTGAGATTGTAAAAGCCGAGGCGTTGTTCCAGTTAGCGTTGGGGCGAAGTGTGTAGGTAGCCATTATCTGTTAGCCAACTCCTTTGCCAAGATAGCGAATGTCTCTTGAATTCTTTGTGTGATGAGGTCAGCCTTTTCATCAACTGTATTCAATCCAGTTGTATCAACATTGACAACAAAGGCGCCCTGCTCAATAACAATGTTGTTTCCAGCCAAGCCACGAACTCCCATAGAAGCGTCAGTAACTTCAGCAAGATTCATTTGAGCGTTAGCAATCTTGGCACCAAACGCCGCTTCAGAACCGTACATACCAATCGCCGCACCTGTGAAACTAATCTGCTTTTGTAGTTCGTTGATTTGAGCAATAGCCTCGGCACCGCCACCAAGAATTGACGCCGCAAGTTGAGCGCCCTTGATTGGTCCCTCTTCAACAAGGTCTTGAATTGCTTTAGCATCAAGTCCTAATCCTTGAAGAGTAAGAATCTGATTAGCGAATTGTTGGCTTTTATCCAAACGCATACGCATATTCTCGATAAGTGATTTAGCCTTTGGAATAAATCCATCAGGTAATTCAACTCCCTTGAGACCAGCAAAACTTAGGATTGTGTCCTTTAGTGAATCAGCAAACTGTTTAGCCGCATCTTGTAAATCTGTGAGGACATCGCGCATTGACTCAATACCTGCCGTCATAGCCTCGCGGATTTTTTTCATCAAATCGGCACGGTCTTGGATTGCGTTTGCCGCATCATCATCAGCCGCGTTTGCGTTGGCTAGGGCTTCTGCCTTCTTTGCTTCTTCAGCAAGAATATCTCCAAAGCCAAGACCCTTCTTGAGTTCATCTGCCAAACTTCCAAAAGCATCGGTAAATTTCCCAAGAACATTTCCAGTTGTAAATGATTTGACTGCGCTCGCAAAAGCAAGAATTTTTTCGCCAGCCATAATGCTCATCTCGCTGAGATTCTCAACGAGGAACTTACCAACCTCTACATCCTTGATTCCTTCAAGAACATTGTAAAGTTGCTCCAACTTAGGAATAGCAAAATCAACTACATTTTCAACAAGGTCACCGAGAATATCGCCAACCTCAAACTGTTTTAGTTCGGTTACAAACGAACCGACCTTACTTACTGCTCCACCAATAATCTTTGAGGCATCGGATAACAACTGAACTAACTCAGTACCCATCTTGATGTCGCCAGCCTCTAAAACTGTTTCTCCAGCCTTCTTCGCAAAGCCACCAACTGAGGTAAGGGCGTCGGAAATAGCCTGAACTAATCCTTCAGCAATGGGAACTTTGGTTACTTCGAGGATTGTGTCGCCAATTTTCTTTGAAGTGTCGCCAATCTTTTTTAGACCACCTGAAATGAAATTGACTAAATCAGTTCCAAATTCTTTTTCTTTCAATCCGCTTGCGGTTTTGCTAACAGCAACTAAAGCATTACGGGTTGTTTCTAATTTAGAAATCAAACCGCCTAATGCTCCATCAGAAATAATTTGTTTTGTTGCCCCTGTTATTTTTGAAGCAAAAGTAATAAATGGTTTAGAAATTGTTTCAGAAGTTTTCTGAGCCGTTTCGCCCAACTTTCTTATTCCTGTTGCCAATGCCTCAACTGGACCAGCAAGTACCATAGTCAGAGGATTGCTACGCAATTTGTCAGCAATACCCTGAACTTTGTCTGCTACTAATTTAGCAATAGAATTCAACCAATTACCAACTTGTTGAAGTGTTTGCCCAAGAATTTGCGGAATAAACGCAAGAGCCTTGCCAACTCCTTCAGCAAAGTTATTGAATAAATCTATGGCAATTTCTAAAGATTGACGATTTCCTTTTACCCAATCAACTAAAGCCCCAATAATTTTTGCTAAGAATCCACTTACTTTTTCAACTAAAGTAAAATAAACTTGAGCAATAAAATTGATAATTTTGGCAATGGCTTTACCGACAAAAGAATTGCTATCAAGCAGGTCGCCTAAGAAACCAATAAAAGTTCCTATGTATTTGAAGATACCGCCAAACACGGTAGCAAAAGCATCAATCAAGAAGTCAAGAATCTTGGCAATGGTCATACCGACAATGTTGTTTGTGTCTAACAGATTGCCAAGGAATTCAATGAAGATACCAATAAATTTGATAATTCCGCCAATAACCGTAGCAAAAGTTTTCCATAAGAAATCAAGAATCATTCCAATTACTTTGCCAACAATTCCATGAGTATCAAGCAACATACCTAGACCCTCAAGGAAAAATCCGATGAACTTGAGGATTCCACCAACAACGGTTGCGAAGGCTTTGAATACAAAGTTCAGAACTGCTCGGACTACTTTGCCAAAGGCTGTCTGTCCGCTCATTACATAGCGCAAAGCGCTCAAGAACATGATGAGACCCTTGATGATTCCTTGAACTGCGGTGACATAAGCCTGATAAATAAATTGAACTACGCTAATAAGAGTTTGACCAAAGGAGGTGGCTGGACTGATTGTTTGTCCAAAGGCAATCATCAAGTTACCTAAAGCGGTCAAAACAAAAGATAAAGCCGTTCCAACTACTTGAGCAACTGTATTGAATACATTTGTAAATACTTCACGGAAAGTTTCGCTGTTCTTCCACGCATAGACAAACGCCGCTACGAGAGCAACCAAGGCAACTACATAAAGAAATACCGTGCTTTTCAAAACCAACATAGCCGCGTTGAGTCTTTCAGTTGCGCCAGTTTTTAGATTTGTGATTACGGTAGATAAACCTGTTTGAATTTTGTAAGCAATGATTCCTGCGGTGACAGCCGCGATTGCTCCAACTAGAACATAAGCAACTGTTTTATATTTTTGAAAAAATCCAATTATTTTACTAACTGCTGTTGCTAATAAATCGATAGCCTTGGCAACAATAGAAACTGCTACTGCCATAACTTTGCCAAAAATATCGCTTACGCTTTGCCCAACCGAAAGAAGTGGTTTTAGCGCGGTAAGTAATCTTCCAATAGCAGATTGAACTTGAGTTGATGTCATTGCCATAGCAACAAAAGCCGCACCTATTGGATTGATTTTTTCTAATAATTTGCCAAAAATAGGAACACTTCCAAAAATAGGTTTACTTGCTTTAGTAGCAAAATAAGTTCCAAACATAGCAATGACTGGGAGAACTTTTTCTATTGTTCCAGCAATGTCATTGACGCCCTTGCCAGTCAAATCTAAACTATCCATGAAATCACTAAATTTATCTATTGCTTTAGCAATAGGTTCAGTTAGTTTTACAAAGACTTTTTGTAAGGCTTCAACAATAACTTCAAGTTTTCCGCCTGAGCCAACTGCTTTGACAAGTGTTTGTTCAAATCTAAATGCGGACTTGATGATTGGTCCAAAGCCCTTGACAAGAGCCATACCCATAGAAACTTGTAACTCATTGTGTAGGTCGCCAAAGAGAGTTACTAACTTTGCTGGAGACTGTAAAGCCAAAGCATAAGCGCCCGCCGCTTTAGCGCCTTCTTTTGTAACAAGATTGAGAACAGCCTGACGCCGTTCGGTCATGTTTAGTTGTGAACCAGTTTTTCCAAGAGTCGCCGCGTATCTGTCGTAGGCTTCGGTAGCGCCTGTTGTGATACCTACTTGACGAAGGATTCTTGTATTGCCAGTTGTAATAGCAAAGGTCACCGCTTGAAGCGCTTCCTCTGCGCTCATTGATGATGCTACGGATAAGTCTTGAGCAACTCTCGCAAGGTCAGCGGACTTTGATAAATCTATATTTGATTGAGCGAATTTGAGTGTTGTCTTTTGAGCAACCGCCGCTTGGATACCAACTTCTCGCATGGCGTCAGATGCGCTTTTGAGAGTTTCATATCCTTTACCGCTTGATGCCCCAACTGCTTGAAGTGCTAAATCTAAACGCTCAACCTCTGCGGCCGCTTTGAATGATTTCATTCCGAAAGCGATAAGACCTGCCATTGCCGCGCCTGAAGCAACGCCAATGGCAGTCAGCGAACTTTGTAATTTTGAAGAGGCTTGTTGGAATTCGTTAGCCGATTTTACGGCTTTATCCATGCCTTGAGTGAACTGGGCTGAGTCCGCCGATAACCGAGCGCGGACTTCCATGGTTGGTGATTCAGCCATTTATCTCCTAGCCTTTGCTCTTCTCTCGGCTTTCTCGCGTTCTTTTTCTTTCAAGATGTAAAACGCGTTCCACTCTGTCAATTCCATACTGCTAAGAGGGCGGTGGGATTTACTTCCGTAAAGAAGTTCTCCCACCGTCCGTCCTAACTTTTCTGCTAACTCGAAAAGAAACCGTTTCTCAGGATTCTTGAGGAAATCGAGCCTGTGCTTGGTCTACCGCCTTCTCACTTAGACCTGAACTTCCAAGAGCCTTTGTAGCAAGGCGCTCAATTACAGCGCCGTTCTTTGAAAGGATGGCTTCACGGTCTTTGTCCGTAAAAATTGGTAGACCCGTTTCAGGGTCGAACACGGTTGCGATTACAGTTTTGGCGTACATATTTGAAACATCCACTTTATCTGTTGTGGAACTAATTCCTTCAGTAAGTGTTGCTCTTTGTCCTGCCGTCATCGAACGAATCTCTACTGTTACTCCCCATTCAGGGACTTCCAATAGTTCCTTCGTAATGTCGTCAGCCTCAAATATCTTGGCGCGTAAATCTGTCATATCTTTTCTCCTTGGGACACTAGGTTGGTCACGATAATTTATTTAGTTTTTTTGAATCAATTCCAACTATGCGTATGTACCGCGTGTTACGGCACCTGTTACTTGGAACTCTGCTGAGTATGTCACTACATCTCCGATAGCACCACTCTTCTCGTAAGAAGTGAGGATTGCTTCTCCTGTGTACTTGACCATACCTGCGGTTGAACCTTCAGGACCGTACTCAAAAGATACGGACGCAGACTGTCCAAGGATTCCAGCAAGGTGAGCATCAACTGTCGCATCAAAATTTCCTGATACGGAAACTGTTGCGTCTGATAGCCCAACTACATACGACTTAGCAGATGAGCCGAAAGCGCTGGTTTCAGCGGTATCGACTGATTGTGGAAATGAAACATCTGTAAGGGTGTTGCTAATATCGGTAAGAGTGCCACCTGAATTATCTACTTTGAATACGGTGGATTTACCATGACGAAATGTAGGCATTGTTTGTTTTACCTCCTAGTAAAAGCCACCACAGGGGTAGCCGAGCCTGTTGAACCTGCGACTGTGTAATTCACTCGTAGGTATCTGTTTACTGTTGTACCTGCCGCAACCTCGACTCTTTCAGAAGTCTTGGTTGTGCTTGTAACCACGGTAAAAGTAACCAAGTCAGCAAAAGTTGAGTTATCCGCTGAGTGCTGGATTTTTACTGTGATATTTCCATTGCGTGTGTTTACTGGAACTGACAAGAAACCTGCGCCACCATTTGTGGTTGAGGCTCCGTTATCTACGCTTGTTCCATTTCCAGTCGCGGTAACCGTTGAACCTGAAGAAAGAATCTTTCCGTGTTCGACGGCATCTGTTGATTGGAATTCTGCGCTTACTTGGACAATATCTGAGATAGCACTTGATACCTCATAAGATGTATCGTCCGCTTTGAGCATGATTGCTCCTGCGCCATTTGAATGACCTTCAGGGGCAATGATTACTTGGGTCTTGGTTGCGTTACCAAGAGCGTCATCAAAAAATTCATCTGTACCAGTAGAAGCGGTACCTTCGAACATACCTCCAAGAGATACGGTTCCATCGCGGTGTCCAACCACATAGGTTTTCGCGCTGGTTCCAAAAGCACTTGTCTCGGCTGTATCGATTGAAGTCGATGCGCTTACGCTATTGAAGTAGGTAGAAAAATCAAACTCATCAAGAAAGACATTGACATTTTTACCGTGGCGGAATGTAGGCATTATTTCTCCTCAACTGGGCGTTGAAATGGGGTACCGTCTTGGAGAAAACCGTCGCCATCAATATCTTTGGCATCAGGGTCAAAACTTTCTTCGACAGCGGGTTCTTCAACGACCTCTGCGACTGGTTCAACCTTTGGTTCTTCAACGACGGGTGTTTCGATTTTCTTTGCTGGCTTATCGGCATCTTCAATAATGCCTGATTCTAAAAGCCACTTGACCGAAGTTGCTGGTAAATCTTCTACAATCTTTCCAGCCTCGGCGCGTTTGTTTGGCGGGTAATCAATACCCTGTAAGACTCGATAGCGAGCCATTCAAACCTCCTCCGTAACGGCACATGGGTAACCCAAGTAACCGTCAGGTCACTCGGACACGGAAGAGACGAAAACTCGGGCGACTAGCGCACAGTAATCAAAGTGTACCGCATACTTATTTTGATACTAATTCTTTTACTTCGACTTTCTTGACTCTTGATAAGAGCGTCGAGAAGGTTCCCTTGTATTCATCGGAGCCTTTGACTGTTCCCTTGATTATGAACTCGTCGCCAATTTCAGCCCTGAAGGAGTATCCTGAATCAAACCACTTGACTTTGTAATCTCCGCTTTCGAAAGTCCAAAGAGTTGTACTGCCGAACTGGGTCTCGAAGGTGTTGCTTGATAAGACCTTGACTGGCAACTCGACGCGCTCGCCGACTGGAGCAATCTGCTCGGACTTGTAAATCTTGGCTGTTTCCTTGGCAATCTCTTGCTCAATCAATCTCTGTTGAGCCTTGATTGCTGAGATGAAGATTCCGATGGTGTCGTAGCGCTGGTAGCGTAACTGAGCCACAGCCCGTAAATTCTGAGCGTAACTAGAATCGCCTTCGAATTTCTGAGCAAACTCGATAAGAGCCTGACCTTCGGCTTTTTCTGCCTCAGAGAACTCGGTGCCGTAGATTTTCTCTAGTTCAGCCTTGCGACTATAAGAACCGAAGAAGTAATTCAAAACTGTATCTTTTGTGATTTCCTTGATGTAGCCGATGTCCTTGACTACCTTGATTGCCAAGGTCGCTACGCTCAAAGTTCCGATACCTGAGAAGCCCACACCGAAGTTACCGCCAAACTCTTCTTCGAAATCTTGTTCGGTAACCAAGGCGGTTGCTGAGAACTCCCAACCTAGGAAATCTTTGATACAGGTTGAGCCGACCTGCTTGATGGCTCCTGATTCTTCGTGCTGGACAAACAAAACACTCTTGCGAGCGCGATTGGTTTGGCAATGCTCGCAATAACCGACCTTGACATCGCTTGGCTTGATTTCAGTCGAGCCAGCAATCGAACGGGTCAAAACCTGACCTTCGATTACCTCAGCAACAGCCAAGAATTTGTAGCCGTTGTATTTGACTGTTTCGCCTTCAATAATAAGAACTGGATATTCATAGACAATCCCGTTGATGATTTCTTCACGGGATTCGATACGACAAGCAAAGCCACCGCTCAAGCCTTTGCGCTTACCGCGCTCAGCAATCTTTTGAGCCTTGGCAAGAGTTTTCTCTACATTGACGCTGGAGATTCTGAACTCTCTCATCTTGCCCTCCTCTCGGGACAAGGCAAGTATATCACAACTAGGGTTAGTTATTCTCTCTTCTGAGGCGCTCTTCTTGAATCATTCCAAGGGTCAGGAAATAGCCAATCCCATCCACCACCGTATCGGGCTTAGATTGATTGACCTCACGGGCTATCTTCATTCCGACCATACAGAGGGCAACTTGCTCGGCAGAAACCTCACAGCCAAGGATTACAGACCATATCTTTGATGCTCGGGTGAGATTATCTAAGGGATGTCCATACGCGTCCTGACGGTCTCCTGAGACCAATTCAGCGGCGTATAAAGCAATGTCTCTTGGGTCGTTCATAAGAGTTGGATGTCCGAGACTCCCTCGCTCGACACTAGGAATGTCAGTACACCCACATCCGCAATTTCCCCCGTTGATTGTCTCCACCACACGCTTCCCCCGTCGAGGGCTGGTGCTTGTAGCCATTTGACTCCTCCCCAATCTGCTAGACGAAACGAATGATAATGACCAGTCACCAAAATGTCACAATCTCCGATTGCTTGGCGTCCGAGAGTTTGGTCAGCAATCCAGCGACGAAGTTTAGATTCAGGACTTCCTGAACTGCGAGCAAGGTGACCGTGAGTGATTCCAATAATCTTTCCATGAACTTCGACGGTCAAACTCAACTCATCGGTTGGGATAGCAAAACGGATATGACCGTAGGCTTCAGGATTGGCTTGAAAGATTTCTGCTACTGATTCAACTAGGGCAACATCGTCATTGTCATTGAGAGTAGTAAAGGCTTTTCCGTTCTTACGGTTTTCACCGTGGTTTCCACCAATCGCCGCAACTGTTATCTCAGGAACTACCTTTGACCAACGGATAAGAGCATCTCTCAAAAGACGACGAGCAATTTTTACTTGGTCTCTTCTATCAACTTCGACTGTGAAAGTTTGAATGTCGTAATGACCGTCGCATCCTTCAACTAAATCGCCAAGGCAAAGGACGGTGATTGAATCAATCGGGCGTCCTATCTTCTTCAATTCTTTGATTCTAAATTCAACATCATCGATAGCCTGAAGCCATCGTCCAACTAAACCTTTGAGACCGTCCCCATCTCTTTTACCTGTTTGCCAATCTGAAGCACATACAACGAGGCTTGCCCCACCCGTAATTGGCTTGCGCTCGCGTGGCTTATGTTTTTTGATTTCTTGAATAAGGGCTTCAATATCAGCAACTTCTTGTTTGCCTTTGCGAACTACTTTGCCCTTCCATTGGCGATTGAGAATACCTAAAGTATCGCCCCACACATTGAAAAGAACTGGTTCTACTACTTGGAAATGCTCGGGGTCTAATCCCCACATTCGTAGAACTCCTGACCAATCAGGCGCGTTATCGCCCTCCATTGGTTGAGTTGTAACTGTTCCTTCTTCTCCTTGCCAAGTGACCCCAGGCAACCATTCAGCCTGTCTTTGTCTTGGTTCAGTTTTTTGAACTGAATTCATCTCAGAAGTTTTGAGAAGATTATCTAAGGCATCATCAAGATTCACGCGGACACTTACACCCATCTTTACCTAGGAGCCTTCGCCGATGCCTTCTCATGACATCGCTGGAAGATACTTGAAGCCCATAGGCTAACATAACCTCAGTAAGTCGAGCCGAGTTTACTTTTTCATTCTTCATAATTTGAGTAAGTTTTGAACGAAGTGGTTCATCTAATTTAGAAACTAAAATACCTATTGAACATCCACCTTGTTCGCGTCCAGCGCCAACTAACGCATCTAAATCTTTGAAGAAATCATCCTGATTTATTTTTGGACTTACATCTTGGGCATCGGATACTCCACGGGCGCGTCGCGCTTTCGAAGAGGAGCCTGTCACATTTCCAGCATCGCTGGAACTCATCTGTGATTGCGATTCTGCCATAAGGGTCTCTCTCTCTTGGAGCCTGTGGCTCCGTTGCTACATTCTCACTAGACATCGGAAATTCACCGAGATTAGTGGTCGATACTTGTTATCGACTCCCAACATATTGACCGAACCCATCGGTTCAATACGCATAATATGTACCCCTGAGATTGTAGTTTCAAGCACCGACGCGAGTAAAACGCGGATATTTTCTGCTTTGTCTCTAGCCGTTGGATAATCTTCTCGACCAGCACGGCAGATAATTTGAAGCATTGGATAGTCAATACGAATACCACCAGCCCCCATTGTGAAGGTTGGAGAACTGCCAGCGTTCTCATAGATTGCTACGCAAGCATCGGGTGTTTCAGGTAGAACACCTAGAAAAATACTCGTTCCAAGGGTGCCTTGGGATGCGTGGGCGCCAAAGGCACTTGCTGTGTTTTGAAGGTAGTCGCCTACCGATTCAAGTATGGTTGCCATTAGCCCCTATGACCTTTCTCGATGATGTCGATTATTCTACCGCGTATGTTTTGTTGGATAGAGGGCATTGCTTCCATAACTGGTTGCTCAAGATATTTAGCCTGTGTCGGTGGATTGTGATAATTACCGATAATCTCATGAACATAAAGAGCGTAAGGTGCGGCGGGACCACCATAGAAAATATCTACAAAATAACCTTGGGTTCCCATTTGTGGAGCCGATACACCACCTGAGCCACGAAGAACTCCTGTATCAACTGGAACAAGGATTTGTGACTTAGCAAAAATCATGTTTGCTTCTTCCCATATTGCTTGGGCTATTGCTTGAGGCGTGTGTTCTTTGCCAGCCTTGAGAGCATTGACTAAATCTTCATCACCTGTAAGGTCGAGCCGAAAGGACGACTTTGCCATGTTTACCGCCCGAATCTAATTACGGTGTGATGCGCTCCGTTTTCATCGGCGATATTGTCTATTGCGTTGATGGTAAAAGTGTCCGCCCCGACGACCATTCTATGACTCACCGTGATTGATGTCGCGGGACCATAGGTAACGAATCGTCCAATATCTACAACCTCAATCCCCTGAACATCTTTGGACTTAGTTGTATCGTAAATCAATCGACCTGTAACCGTTGTGCTTGAGTTAGCAAAGGTAGGTTTGTTGTATTTATCGACGGAGGCTTTTGCCGTGAAGGTGACCGTATCGGTCATGAATTCGGCTACCTTGGGATATATGGCATCCATGGCTTTGCCTATTCAGGAACGCGTTGTTCGTAATTGCTGTTTGGGTTATCCGTAATACCGACATAGAAATCGGTGTTGAAGTCCGAGATGTTTCTATCATCTGTGGACTTGAGGCTTTCGCTATTAGCCCATGGTTTAGGTGGGGACTTACGCATTTGTCTTTGAAGAAAACTATTAGCCAATTCTTTATAGTGTGTGACTTTTGCTGAATAAGATTCAGATACCGAAATATCGCCAACACTCTTAGAACTACTGTCGGCTAGACGACTAAAGCGAGCAATAAGGATTTCGGCAAGTTCTCGAGCCGCGTTATAGGCGTCTCCGCCCCATTCGGTGATGACATAGTTGAGTTCTTCATCGCTAAAGAGCGCGTCCGTTGAATCTGTATCGTTGAGGAGAAAGCGCACATAATTACGGGTAGATGTGCTTGGGTCTCCTGAATAGGTGAATGTCATTACATTCCACCCAACATAAACATAGATGTTCTAACAAAGTTTTGATTAGCAAGAATATCTGTTTCATTTGGCAAGGTAACTGTTACATCCGAGGTCGGTTCTCCAGCCGATAAGGTCAATTCATAAGCGTCGGCGGTTGTGCCTTCAAAGACGATTGAATCATTGAAAGCAATCTGTAATCCGCTTTGCTGACCTGTGAATGTCGCGTTGCTGATAGTTGGAGAAGTTAAGGTCTTGTTGGTCAAGGTATCGGTGGTGTCTCGACCAACAAGAGTAGTAGTTGCGTTAGGCAAAGTTACGATGCGGTCAGCCGTAGGGTCGGTTACAGCAAGAGTTGTTTCAAATCCATCATCTGTCGTACCTTCAAAAACTATGTTTGCGCCAGCGCCAAGAGTGATTGTGCTTGTAAATGATGGAGCGGAAGCAAGGATGTAGTTATCTAGTTCTGTATCTACATCCGTTGCTAGGTTCTGAATATCGGTGTGGACGGCAGGATTATCCCCTGCGGTTGGATACCGCAAACCCTTAGTTGTTGTTCCTGCCATTTTATACCCCTAACTTATATTATGGAAGAAGTGCGTTTGCTTCTTCTTCTGTAAGATTTTCTCCAGCAATCAGTTTAGCCCGAGCAGAAACTTTTAATGCTTCTTTTGCTTCTGACTCTGCTTGAAGAGTTGCTAGATATTCTGAATGTGCCGCCGCATTTTGGTCGCGTTCAGCAATCTCGGCAGGGGTTAAATCAACATATTGTTGTGTTCCCGTGGCAAGATTTACTACGAGTTTTCTAGGTACATCACTCATCATTCATTCCCCCAATCCAGTTCTGAGTTTCTTCGTTCCATGAATATATTTTACCGTCAGTAGGATATGGAACAGGAGCCTCCCATTGACAGGTTTGTTCATTCAAACTCCATGATTGAAATGGTTTTGGTGGGATAAAAGCATCTTTTTCTGAATCATAAGTGTATCCAACACCCGCAAAGTGTTTACGGAATCCATTTGTAGCGGCGTTGTATGAAGTTTTCACCCATGTTCCGCCTAACGATTCCATAAATGCTTTACCCTCGTCGGGTTCGCTATTGTTCCCAACAAGTACACGGAGAACAACATTGTTCTCGTCAATTTCTGCCCAATGTGACATTTTTATTCTCCTTTACACCATTGAGTATCTGATAATAACTATTCCTGAACCACCTTGACCGCCTGTTCCTAATGATGCGGTTGCCGATGAACCACCACCACCGCCACCACCTGTATTAGCGGTTCCACTTGCTGTACCTGATACTGGATTTCCGCCAACACCACCACCACCTACACCAGCAGTTCCAGGTGTTCCATTTCCAGCGTTACCTGTTGCCGTTCCGCCGCCACCACCACCAGCATAGTAGTAAGTTCCACCTGAATTTTGTCCTGTGTTTGTCGCAGAACCCCAAGTTGAGTATGCGCTAGTTCCAGCACCGCCAGTTCCGCCTTGTAATGAAAAACCACGACCACCAGCCGCAGATGCGCCACCACCGCCACCGCCTGAATACTTTTGGTCATCTACTGTGTAATACGCTAAAGCATTTCCACCAGCATTACCTTGTCCTGAAGTTCCTGAACCACCTGTCCAAACATTATCTCCGCCACCTGAGCCACCACCGCCACCGCCTGAGCCACCGCTAGCACCTCCAGTTGGAGATGCGTATTGTCCGCCACGACCACCGCCAACTGCCGCCGTCAAAGATAAAGTTCCACCTGTAAAATTAGAATTTGAGCCACTTGTTGCCGCATTTGCGCTTGAATAAACAGAAGTTCCACCAGCACCTACGATAACTGTGTAATTGGTATTAGTCGTTAATTGTTGTGCGCTATTGGAAACTACTCCGCCAGCACCACCACCACCGCCGTAATAAACCGAGCCGCCACCACCACCGCCAGCAACGGCAACATAATCACAAGTCAAAGCCTTGAGAGGAGTAAATGTTCCTGAACTTAAAAACGCGTGATACCAATAAGTTCCATCATTGGCAACAATGTTGCCACCTTCTGCGAATGGTCCAGTTACGGGTGTTATTGAACTCTTTGCTATTCCATAAAGATGAAAACTACTATAAGCAACATAGTTGGCATCACCTGTTATTGTTATTGATGATATAGCAGAAGTACCGCTCCAACTATTTCCGATTATGAACTGATACCCATTAGTGACATTATCTTCTTGAATCATTTCTGACCAAAAGGGTTTAGCAGAAGTGGATGTATAGTTAGGAATATAAACTTCCACAGACGAAAATAAGTTTGCTAATGAAGTAGCGGAGTTCGAACTTCCTATGTAAGCGGAGGCGGTTCCAGTTGGGTTTGTATCGCTATTCGCACCTGCGCCATTGCCATATAATCTTTTAGTGCCATAACCAGTAGTAGAGCCATTAAAAGTAATATAACTTGAAGATAAAGTAGTAGAATCAGATTTACGCACACTCATTACTAAACGCAAATCTGTATATCCTGTTTGTGGGATATTATCAAAAGTTACAGAGGAAACAGTTTGTGTGAGATAAACGCTTTCTAAAAGAACATGATTTTCTGCCATTATTTATCTCCTTTACTTCGCATACCGAATGACGATGATTCCTGAACCACCACGGGATTTTTGGGTTGTGTTGCCATCATCCCTAGCGTTTCCACCAGCGCCACCGCCAGTATTTCCTAAACCTGATTCGCCATTAGTATTAGTAGTTCCATAACCACCACCACCACCGCCACCAGCGCCACCGTTTTTCAAAACTCCGCGTGTTGTAGCGCTATTAGCACCACCGCCACCACCGCCAGCAAAATAATATGTGCCACCAACATTTTGTCCGAGATTACAAGCCACTCCGATTGCTTGAATAAATGAAGATGTTGCTCCTATACCACCGTTTCCTGGAGTATCAGCATCAGGAGAGGTTTGTCCAGCACCACCAGCGCCACCACCGCCACCGCCAGCATGATATGTACTTCGCTTTGTACCATTTCCACCAGCAAAACCTTGACCTGATGTATTAGCACCGCCTGTACCAATAGCGCCACCGTCATCAGCACCACCACCGCCACCGCCTGAACCGCCAGCGCGACCATCGTTATTTCCATCATTGGCAAAAGAACCACCACCACCACCACCAACCGTGGCAGTCAAAGCGCCAAACTGCGAAGAACTTCCATCACTTGCGGCGCCTACTGTATTTATATCACCAGCACCACCGCTACCAACCGTACAAGTGTAGTTTGTAGCGCTAAGAGACTGTGATGAAAATGCCAAAAGACCGCCCGCTCCACCGCCACCATGGAAGTAACCACCACCACCGCCACCAGCAACGACAAGAATATCTGCTGTCAAAGACTGTAATGGAGTAAAGGTTCCTGAAGATAAAAAAGCATGATAATAATGTGTTGAATCTTCATACACATAGCCACCTGTTGCCTTTGTTGTGCCTTCTGAAACCCAAGCCTTGATTCCATACAAAGTGAAAGTCGAACCAGCAAGAAGATTTCCTGTGTTAAAAGTACCGCTACCACCATCTCCACATTCAGCAATAGAAATAATGTTGATTGCGCTGTTACTACGCCAAAGACCATTTACCATTTCTGCGTGAATACTGGAACTGCCATATCGTGAAAGCCAAGTTTTATTAGTAGAAGTGCTTGAATAGTTCATTAAATCAACAATGACAACATTATTGAGTGTATTTGAACCTTGACTCAATAAACCACCAAAAGTCATATTATTTTTTCGCATCGCAGATGTAGTAGGACCTCGACCAGTTACATACGAGTAGTTGCTTGAGGTATCTACTGAGCCATTTCCAACTCGGAATCCGATTAAATAACCTGAGTTTGTAAAACCGCCACTTATCACAATACGCAAATCTGTATATGTTTGTGGAATGTTACTAAAAGTGACAGGACCGCCATTGCTTTCTAAAGTCACTTGGTCTAAGGCTACATAAGTATTTTGTGGCATTTATTTACCTATCGTATTCCGTACAGCGAAAATACGCCATGCTGACTAAATGTACCTGAGCCTGGGGTAATTCTCAAAACATTTACGGGCAAACTTTGTTTCCAATGTCCTCCCCAAAACTGAACAAAGCCAGTACCGTTTGAATCGCCACCAGCCAATGTTTTCATTGTAGTGTATTTATTTGGGTCAGTATAATCATAAATGTCTACAATAGAAGCATTGGGGTATGTGGCGGTGTTATTGTAACCAATATAAACAAAGTTGGTTGAACCAACACCATTAGCCAATACGCTTGAAGAATCGCTATACAACTGATGCCAACCATGATTATTGGCTGATTCATCAATACTACTTACTCCAACTTGGAGATACATATTATTGACAGCAGAACAAACCATCGTACATCTTAGTTGGAGATGTTTGTAGCCTGTTGGTATTCCCGAGAACTCTACATAAGAAACACCACCTGCTCCAACAGTAGTTGAAGCCAAAGCATCAAAAGCGCCATAAGGACCAAGATAAGGAGTGGCAGATGAGCCAACTCCTACACCAAAACCTCTAGTCGCCAGCGAACCAAGAATAGGCATTGTTTCCCCTTTAGGCGAACTTAGTTTGTGTTTCTAATACCGTAAAAGTTGCCGATGCTGTTTTAATGATGGTAAATGAATACGCATCAATAGCAGAAGCATTTCCTGATGAAATAGCAGATGGCACTTTCGGCGTCACAGCATTTCCATCGATTTGAATGGTGTTAGGGTAGTAAGCGGTTGAGCCATTGGTGTTCAACCATACAACTGTAATGGCATCTCCTGTTGCTAATGCGCTATTGAGTGATGTCCCGCTTGACCATCTAAAGTTCAAAGTATGGTTTGCTGTGGCATTTGATGTGTAATACCAAACAGACGCAGTAGAAATATCAAAGTTGATAGTTCCAGTTGCGGCAGAAGCAACAACATTAACATCTTCTTCAAGAGACCTAATAATACTTTCGGCTAAAGTTCCACCTGAAACTGTCGGTGAGGTCAATGTTTTATTAGTTAATGTCTGAGTTGTATCTGTTCCTACTACTGTTGTTGTAGCATCAGGAAATGTAATAGTTCTGTCAGCCGTTGGGTCTGTTACCGTTAAAGTTGTTTCAAAAGCATCAGCCGTGGCACCCTCAAAAACTATACTTGCGTCATTTAGGGTCAGCCCTGTTACTGTTGGACTTGTTAGAGTTTTGTTAGTAAGAGTTTCACTTCCAGCCAAAGTAGCAAAATCAGCATCACTTACCGCTGTATTGAACTCAGCGATTGTTCCGCTAACAGTATTTGTCGTGAGACTGATTGACTTATTTGTAAATGTATTTGTCGAAGATGCTGTGACCGTAATATCGGAAGTTAGAGCAACAGTTCCAGTTGTCGTTGGGAGTGTCAAGGTTCCAGTATTGACAATCGTTGAGATAACTGGCGAAGTCAAAGTTTTATTTGTTAGCGTATCTGTTGTATCACGACCAACAAGGGTGGTGGTTGCGTTAGGCAGAGTTACAGTTCTGTCAGCAGTAGGCTCTCCTGCGCTAAGAGTAAGTTCATTAGCGTCGGCAGTCGTTCCTTCAAAAACAATAGCGTCATTAAAAGCAACCTGTAATCCTGATTGCTGTCCCGTAAAAGTAGCATTGTTGATTACTGGTGCTTCGAGTGTTTTGTTGCTAAGGGTGGCTACCGCATCAGCGGTTACTCCAGCACCTCCGTTGATGGTGATTGCCATATTATGCTATCTCGCTTCCGAACGCGTTGAACGAAATTGAAGTAGATGATGCGTAGACAGAAACTACATCGGACGCATCGATAGTGATACCTAATGTATAAGCCGTGGTGGTATTGGCTTGAATCGTAGCGTCATAAACTAGATAGTGTTCAGGAGCAACTGTGGCTCCGTTTGGACGCACAGCGATTCTGTATGTTCCTGAAGTTCCTGCTTGATTACAGATTGTGATGGTTGAGATAACCGTTTGTGTCGAAGCAGGGCAGGTATACAGAGTTGTGAGCGTCGTGGCTGAAGGATTGGATTGCCCCAATACCTTGTAAGTAGTTGCCATACGGTTATCCTCCGATTAGAAGTAATGGACTGATTGTACCAGTCGCGGTATTTGTGGCTGTTGTGGCGCTTGCTTGGGCTGACGCTTCATAAGCCTCTGCTGAAGTTACAAAAGCAGAAATGTCATCGCCATCCAAACTATAAGTTCCAGCGGTCAAAGCGGTATAGGTAGCAAAGGCTGTATCAAGCGCTGTGTAGGTAGCGTATGAAGAACCTATGTACCAATACTTTCCTGAAGCAAGAATTTTGTCTGTTGTCTGATTGATTTCGACATCGAGAGCATCAATATCATCTTCAAGCGCAGACCAACTTGTTTGGTCAATAGCCTGAGTGAATGTATCGCTAAGGGTTGGAGTAGGGCTAAGGTCAGCCAAATCCAATGAACCAACGGTGTCATACGGCACCGATATTGTGTAAGTTCTACCCCCAGGAAATGATTCCTCAACCGTGTAGGTGAAATTTACAGGGACAACATCAGGGTCGTTTGTGGCAGGTAAGGTCACGCTGAAAGCACCTGCCGATAGCGCTACGACCACGCTAGAGGGAGCAACCATTTGGTCATCTGTACCGTTACGAAGAACATCGCCAAGAGTAAATCGCACCTGACCTTGAATAGCATTGCCTTCAAAATCTACATAATTACCAGTAATTTGAACCGTGGTTAGGCTAGGTGCGAGCGCCATTTAGCACCCCACCAAAAAAAATAAATCAAACTTTGAAGCCACAGCGTTTTCTGCTGTTTGTTTATGTGTAAGCGTATTTGTAACTGCCGTATCTAAATCATCTGCGTTTGTTTCCGCATAATCTGTGGTGACCTCAAGTTCAGTCAATAAGGAATTGTAAGTGTTGTAACTGGCTATGGGTACATACGGTTCTGCCATGTTAGACCCCCATCAACATAAATTGATTTGAATTATAGTTGCTTAGAGCGCCCGCCGCTTTAGAGGCGTCTGTCGCATAAGTTTGAGCATCATCGGCATATTCATCCGCATCGACTACGAGGACACGGATATTCTCAGCGTCGTTATATCGGGCTAGTAGAGCCTGATAAGCGTCTACCGATATGTAAGACTGGGCATCTACTGAAGAAAGCGCTGGAAGCAAGTCTGCGAGGTTTTGAGTGGTTCCTGCGACTGATAGAGGCAAAGCAATTTCGATTGTTCTGCCACCCGTAAAGTTTTCTTCGATTGTATAAATAAAAGGTTGAGGTGTTACATCAGTATCGCTTGTGACAGGCAAAACAACAGAGAATGAGCCAGTCGCATCAAAAGTTTTTTGAATTACAACTGGGATAATAATTACATTCGCTGTTGTCTCTTTGAGGATTGTCTGAGGGGTAAAGTTGATTGAACCTCGAACTGGATTACCAATCAAATCAACATAAGTTCCAACAACGGTACAGGTCGAAAGCGATGCTGGTAAAGCCATTTATCAAGTACCTTGACGAATGATATTTACAGTTTGTGTGCTTGAAGCAACGACTCCATAAAGTTTTTCATCATCTTGTAGTTCAATGGAAAAACTTGTATCCGCCTTGAGTAGATAGCCATAACTTGTTGTGGTTACGCCTTCTCCACCAAGGTAAACATCTGCGCCACCTGAAGGGTTTTGGACATTGATGGTCTGACCGTCTTTGCCATCATAATCGGAAGTAAGTTTAGTAGCGGTGGTTCCTACTGAAACTCTTTGGTGTGATACAGCCATATAAACTCCTAAGAAAGAAAGGGCGACTCATTTTACCGAATCGCCCTTCGCACTATTCAGCGTCTTTTTTTACTTTCTTTGTAGCCTTTGGTTTTGGTTCTTCGGCTACTTCTTCTACTGCTTTTGGAGCATCATCTTCAATCAATTTGATGTAGCGGTTGTTAGCCAACGACTTAGCGTGGCGCCAACCCTTGACCTCTACGATGTCTCCAGCCACAAGTTTGCGACCATCAACAATCATTGATTTTAGAATTTGTGCTTTCATATTACTCAGTTGTGTCAATCCAGCAATATGAGAATGTTGCCGCCGCTTGGTTGATTGCCCCTGCGGTTGGATTGTAAAGATAGATTGTTACTGTATCCGCCGCTGTTACAGCCGCTCCACAGAAAATCAAATCATCGTTCAAATCCGATGGTGGGTTCACAATGATGATGTCGGTTGTTGCCGCACCAGTTAGTGTGAAAGTTGTAGCACCACGGGTTGTTGCGTTGAGGTTAGCAGGGTCGATAGATACAGTTCCGAATTCGATACCGTAAACCATATCGTTGTCGCCAACCTGTAATGCTCCGACTGCTACTTCGCCCTTGGAAAGTCTGTTTACTAATGCCATTGATTTCTCCTAAATAAAGGAAGGGAGTGAGACCTTCAAAAGTCTCACCCCCTTCTTTGTTTGAACTAAGCGACGATTGTGTTCCAAAAGTAGCCGAGGTCAGAAGAGATGACTTTGTTATCGAAAGCCATTTCTGCTTCAACACGGTCTGACTTGATGGATTCCATACGGAACTGTGAAGTTCCGATTGTTGCGCCGAGTCCGCCTGATACGCCAGTCCATGCGAATGTGTATCCAGCGGAAGGGGTTAGTAGCCCAGGCTGAGGAGCAACATGGCAAAGAAGAGCCTTCTTGCCGTGAGCGAAACCGTATGCTTCGGTAGCGCCTTCGTTGTTTGTAGCCTTGACTGCCTTAGCAACCATAACGCGAGGAATGTCGAACATAGCCGCCAACATATCGGTTGTGATTGTCTGTGAAGATGTGTACTTGATGCGGTCTACAAGGTCAGGGTGATTCTTTAGTGACTTGAATACATCGTATCCAAGAACCAAAGTGTTCGCTTCCATTCCTGTGTTAGACAAGATTTCAGCCTTACCATTCTCAATGTCTGAGATTGGGTCAGATGAAGTGTAATCAGACCATTGCTTTGTCTCACCTGAAGATGGTGCGCCAGCAACGCCAGTTACATCGTCAGCCCATACGCCAGTTCCAAAGAAGTCTGAGACCCATTGAAGTTCACGGCGAAGAAGCAAACGGCGAGTAACGAACTCTGTTGCCTCACGAAGAGGATTTAGAGGAGCGTCTGCGTTAGCAACTGTTTGGTCATCTACATCTTTATGGAACGCCCAAACATCTGCTGAGTAAGTTCCAGTTGAAAGATTGTAACCTCCACCAGCAGATTCAGTTCCAGGCGCACGGCGTTGAGCCTCATCGCGGAACCAATCGTTCTTGGTGTAAGTGAAGTATTTATCGCTCTTCTTATCGACAGGAATTACTGGGAATACCTTGTCAGCGATAAAGTTATCTTGGTTCTGTAAGTAAGCAACCGAGATATTTGTAAGGATTGCGTCCACATGGACGGAATTGATATTTGGCTGTGGCATTTTTTATTTTCCCCCTTATGCCGCTCTGCCTGGATTAGCGCAGTTGATTACGGCTGTGACGATGTTTCCATCTGCCGCAGATTCGGTCAGAAGAGTTCCAACAACATACTTTGTGGTATCTGTACCAGCAACTAAAGCAACTGCCTTACCTGCTGAAGATGTACCAACAAGTGCGCCTTCGCCGATTGCCGCACCAGCGACAATCTTTGTTCCGCCAACGACAAGAACTTCTGCTTCCTGTCCTGATGTTGGAGCATTTTGTAGTACGCCGATTGGAATATCGGTTGCGGCCGCCGCGGCGACTGCTTGACCTGATGAATCCAACTTGACGAATGTGTACTGCTTACTGGAAAGGTCGGCACCTGCGACGAGGGTGACCTTTACCGAGTAATTAGAGATTTCGTATGCCATGTTTTAGGCACCTTTCTCGGATAGGTATTGGCTGTAAAGGTCAGGGTTCTTTGTAGCAATATCAGCCATTGCTTGCGCGAATGACTTTGCTACACCCTCATCAACAGCGGACTTTGCCATCGAGGTCATACGCTCGTAAGCATTTCCTTTATTGATGTCCGCGGACTTGCCGATTTCCGCAAAAATAGATGCTGATTCAGCCTGAGCATTGACTGAAGAAAGAATTTCTTCAACACTCTTTGCTAAGTCTGAATCTGTTTCTGACAAGCGACGAAGCGCTGGTCCTACTAATTCAGCATTGAGATTGAGGTTAGCCCAACCCTTTGCTTTTTCAACTGCTTGTGCGTCAGCACGGGCTTCGCGTTCTTTACGAAGTTCAGCGGTTGCTGACTCTGCTTGCTTACGCAAGTCCTCAATCATTTTGACAACTGGAGCAGGAGCGGACTTCATGTAGTCCTCTTCTTCTTTCTTTGGTTCCATTGAGTCTTGACCCATCGCCATTTCAACTTCCAATTTAGGCTTTTCTTCCTTTTCGGCGAGTTTGGCTTCGAGTTCTGCGATACGGGCTTGAGCCGCCGCAAGTTCTTCCTCAACGGTTTTTTCAACCTGCTCTTCAGGTGCCGTGGTAGTTGTTTCCTCCATGTTGGAGTCCTCCTCGGTGAGCGATTTGTCGAGAACCCTCTGAACTTCAGATTCGGATGCTGACTTCATTACAAGCCAGCCTTCATGTAAATGAGCGGGATGGTCTACGCCACTTGTTTCCTCGATGGAAAGATTCACCATTTTACGAGTGCGAGGCTTTGCCAAAGGTTGCTCCTAACAAACTAGAGGCAGTCTTTTTAGCATACGGCTAATAAAACTAACCTCGGGTCTTGACAGATGAAGAATACCATAAGTGTAATTTCCACCCTTTTTACTGATTGGTCAAAACTCGAGTCTTGGCTAGGGCTTCAATTAGATTAGGAGAAACCCACATTGAGAAGGGGTTTTCGTTCTCCCAAAAACGAGCCATTCTAAAGTGGAAATCATCTTTGTCGATTTTTGTCCAAATAAAAAAGGCTTGGGCATCATGAGGTAAATCAACTTGAAGTCCAGCATACCCAGGCGGGGTTGAGACTTTCTTGGCGACAAGATTCATTGATGAGAGTATTGCGATTGTGTCATCAATAATGCTTGACATCTTTACCCCTTTTTCTTGGGTCTAGCGTAGTCCATGGTGTCCATGTACTTAGGGTCATCGTAATCTAAATCTTCAAACTCACCTTCGGAGTCATCATCGTAAGGTACAAACTTTGGTTTTAGATTTTTTGGCTCTGATGAATCTTCACCTTCAGAATCATCTCCACCGTTGCCGTGACCGTGACTAGATTGGTCGTGGTCACCGTGCTTCTCAAGAACTACTTTTTTTTTAGTGTGGACATCTTGTGTCCAACCTTTGTATCGGTTGGCTTACCGTCACGATACAAAGCGATTAGCACCGCAGGGTCATCCTCGGTACCTTGAATGTTGAATGATGAATCAGGAACATTGATTCGACCTGAGCGCTCGATGCGAAGAACTTTACCTTCAGCCTTACCGCCTGATGCGCTCCAAGAAACTTTATCGCCGACAGAAATTGTCTTATTGAAATCTTCTAATTTTTGTTCTACTGCTTTGTTGATTGTATTACCCAAACGGCGCATAGCCTCTTGAACCATCGACTTTGCGTAACCGCTCAAACCCTTGAAACCAAACTTGCGGACATCTGCTTCAATCATCTTGAATTCATCTTCGTCCATACCTGCTAGTGGACCCTTGCGGAGTTCGCCTAACATTCTCAAGTCTTTTTTCATACAGTTTCGTCCTTTTTTGGCTTCTTTTTCGACGGGGACATAATTGTATCAATATGTACATCCGACACCGTTGGGTCGTTTTTCTCTAAATCAATATCGACAAATAAACGCTCGGCTTTTCCACCGATTGAATACCCACGAATCTTTCCTTCTTGAACCATGTTCCATGCCCAAGGTTCCCAAATGACACCTAAGAACACCGTGTTCGGTGGATAGGTATGTTGAAACTCTTCTCCTTCGGGAGTCTTGATTGGAACTGTAAGTGAATATGGAAATGCCATGACTTCAACCCATTCGCCAGCGACTACTTCTTTGTTGTGCTGTAAACGAATACGGCGGTCATTGCTTCTTACATAATCCCAAACTGCTCTTTGTAATTCATCGGAATCCGTCCACTCTCCATGAGCATCTTCCATATCAGGGATGTACATGGCTCCAAGGGTGTAACGCTTTTCCCCTTCGGCTTTCTGTAAATCAAACTTACCTAGAGCCTTTGTTGCTTCTTCGGTGAAGGCTTGAGGAAAAATCTGACGAGCAACCTCTTCGGCTAACTCTTGGAAATCACCTTCGCCTTGCGTTAGGTAACGAACAACATCGGCATCAGGATTATTGACCCAAGAACTACTGCGTAAATCCCATCTGTCCTCGACCATCTCTGTGTCGCCAACCTCAAAGCGATAAATGTTTATCGCCTCATTGTTAGCCCCTAGTTTTGCGAAATACCGCATACGGCTATACCTCCTCTCGTTATTGACCATAGAATATCAACCCCAGTTGATTTAGTCAATCCAGCCTGTTGAGCCGTCTCGTAGGTTTGGACTACGAGGGTTCCAAGGGTCATAAGTTTGCCCATATTGGCAGGGCGTGGAATCGCCTTAGCCTTCTCAACCATTCTGTCCCAAATCTGCTTGCGTTCAGCATTATCAGTCGATTTACGATAGGTCTCATAATCTGTGTGTAAATCAACCTCTTTGACTCGGTGAGATTGTGGAGTGTGAAGTTGTAGTTCAACCTTCACGCCGTCTTTGCTAAGTTTGATATTGGTGCCATCGTAAGGGTCACCCGCTTGCCAAAAGTTTTTGACTGATTCAACTTTCCAACCTGTTGCTTCCAAAGCATCAACAGTTTTTTCTACGCCATCTGTGTAATCGGCTTCATCAACATTGAGTGTGTATCGAACAGCATCGGAGATTGCGTTCGCCGCTTTCTCTCTATCTCCGCCATGGTCTTTTTCAGCATCGGCATCAATCTTGCGAGCAAGTGAATCTGTGGACTTCAATCTTTGTTCAAGAGAACTCTTGCCATCGAGAACTGCGAAATCAGCACCGATAGTTTTAGCAATACCTTCCATCAAAGAAGTGACTGCGGGTTCTACTGCCTCTGCGTCTCTTCTTAGTCGCTCTGCTTGTTTGACGGCATCTGCGCTTCGCTCTGAACTTGGCTTGACATCATCTGCCATACGGGGGCGAGATGAGCCACCATCTTCTCCACCAGCATTTCCGCCAGCCCACGCTCCGTGTGAGGATTGGTCATGGTCTCCATGTTTTTCTACTCGATTCTCATATCGCTCAACCATTGATTCAGCCCATGCGAATCCAGCATCTCCACCCCAAGCATCCCACGCAACTCGACCAGCGCTAGGGAATCCTTTTTCTCCGCGATTGAATCCAACCGCTTTATCATCAACTGCGTGACGAGAGAAGAATGATTTCATTCGCTTGAGAGTTTCGATACTGATGTTTTCACCACGGGCTAATTGACCCGCTCTTGTTCTACCGACGGAAGTAAATCCATCTCCAGCAAGACCGTTATCAATCCATTCAATCGCTCGTTGCGCCGCGGCGCGTACTGCCTTTGGTGGAGTGTAAGTATCGTCGGCTTTTGAAAACGCATGAATCTGACGAAGCCGTTCTTCAGCCTCTTCTTTGGAATCGTAACTTCCAAAACTTCTTGTTCCCTCTTCGTTGTAAACAATCCATTTTCCATCTTCTTGTTGGATTCGCTTTTCAACGGGTTCTACTCGCATCTGATAACCATTGACGGTCAGGAAGGTTTTGATATTGCCAGCGGTATCACCTGTCGCCTTGATGACTTCAAGAACTGTTTCGGCTGGTAATCCGCCAAGGGTGGTTAGGTCTACATTGTCGATTGAATCAACAAGAATCTCGTACTTATCCCAATCATCTTGAGGGCGCTCCATCTTGCGACGAGCCATCTCATTGAGAATTGTGTGGTGAACCTCGATAATCGCGGGGGTTGCTTCCGACTTATGGACACGCTCATGTAGCGCATTGAGTTTCTCAGCGCTTAGGTGAATCAGTTTAGGAGCAATATCCGCCATGTTCTAAGGATAGCGGATGTTATTCTGACTGCGGTTTATTTCCTTGAAGGATGGTTTGTATTTCACTCATAATTTTAGATTCATCTTCGTCGCCCGCGCCAGTATTAGAGGTGAAAGTAACGCCCTCTTCCCATTTGGCATAAGCCTCTTGGATGGCTTTTATCTTCTCTCGTCTACTTGTCATAATCTAATTATACCGCAGTTTATTTGTTTCCGCCACTAGGCGCTGGTTTCTCACGGGCTGTTCCATCGTAAATCAATCCATCCCCATCGTGGTCAATAGGACCCTCAAGAAGTTTTTGACCTTCAGCGGTAAGAGCCTTGACATAATACATTTTCAATCCATACATCAAATTCTTTCCAGCCCATTCAGTATCGCCACTCTTATATCCAATGTTGGCGAATTCGGCGGGTAAAGGAAAGTTATCTTCTTTCATATCTTTTACCGTAGACCAAGTTGGTCTACCTTCAGAATCTCGGCGATAATCGTTTGTAGCGCGAGACATAATCGAATCAAATTCTTTACCCGCTGGTGTGTTTGCTCCATAGGATTCAGGACTCATTGCTACTTCGTTTGCGATTGTACTGAGATTTCTTACAACCTTATCGGGCGCAAAATCATAACCCGCTCTAGCCCAATGGCGAGCGCCGTCCCATGCTGTACCAACTTCGATATAACCCATGCCTTTTGCTGTGTACCAAGCCTCAGATTGCCTAATGAATTCTTTGCCAAAGCCAGTACCTCGAACATCATCACTTTCTAAAGCAAGTAAGGCGTGTTCAACATTCCATGTGCCATTTTCTTTGAAGAATCTTCGGCTAACTTCACCAACTCGATTATTGTCCTCATCGTAAACGCCAGCGCTAACCATGATGTCATCGCCGTCTCTGTAAACTTCTTCAACACTACTGCGGAGAGTTACTTCGACACCGCTCGCACTTGTTCCAGTATGTTCTATTGAATAGACTTCATCAAAATAAGGGGTAAGTTCGGAAGCATCCACCGCTCCGCTATCTCCCGATTCAAGGCGAACACGCTCTGCTAAATCATCATAGTTTTCAGAAATATATTGGTCTCGAGCCATATCTTCCATTTGTTCACGAACTCTAATTTGTTCGTTTTCGGGCATTTTAGAAATTTCATCTTGATGATAAGCCATCTTGTCATCAACCATTCCTTGAATGATGTCATACATATCGCGGTCATTATCAACCATCATACGAATTTCGTCGTCTGAAACTTCTCTATCATCTTTGATTACATTATCTAAATCTTCAAGACTAGGACCAACCCCATCCATGCGTTCAATAAGTTCGCGCTCGCTATCTGTAAATCCACGCGCCCAGTTGCCATGCTCTGATTGGTCATGTTCCCCATGTTTGAATACGGGTTTCAACCCAAAGTCAAAATAGATTACTTCGAATCTTGTTTGCCTTGTGCGAGTTTCGCCCAAATCTCTTTGGCGTATGCGTCTATCTGCTCGTCTGTCATGTTTGACATATCGGGTAGTTCGACTGCCTCGAGTTTTTTCGATGCCACCTGTTCCTCCTGTCTGTACTTCCTTGAAGTTTGCTACATCCCAAATGGAAATTTGGTCGCGTTCACGACCTCTTGAAGTAGCCTCTCCCTCATCCATGATGTTTTCTGATACATCAAGGTAGACCTGTCCATCCTCGGTATTGTGCCATAAACCGAGGTAGTTTTTCCCTGTTGCTAGGTCAGCCTTATGCTGTTTCATGTATGAGGAAAGAATCTCTGCGCCCTTGGCTTCATCGAAGAAGTCATCCGCCTTCACGATTGCGGCGTACTTCTTGCCCTTAGCGACCATGAAGCCTTTTGTAGGCTCTGAGCCGTCCTTGAGGCTTACTGAGAGACCACCGTTCTCTTTGACCCTATCAAGAACCGAGCGAACCACTTCAGGCTCTACCTGAACCCCGTGCGCCCATGAGCCATGGCTTGACTGGTCATGCTCGCCATGTTTTAGAACTGGACGATAGCCAATAGGAAGATTGATAGTGGTTGTCATCGGCGTCTTTCGGGTGGAATGATTACCATGGTACAACGGCAATTAGGGTGAACGATTGGCGCTTCAAGTCCGATTGAGAATGAACCATTCCAAGGAACAAGTTCTCCGTCTAGCGGAGCGCATATATCGCAAGTTCTTTCATCGGGAGCAGTAACCCACATTTTTTGTGCTTCAGGGTCTACGAATCCTTCTTCAGCCGCTTGTTTCCATCCTTCATAGCGTCCCTCATTCTGAGCAATTTGAATCTCTGTACGAGCAATCATGGTGGCTCGTTTACTCTTGAGAGAATCTGAATATCGTGATGCTCGTTCCATGGCGCGAGCGCGAGCGGTCTCTTCTTTCAATCCGCTACGAACTAGACGAGCGAATTCATCTCGTTCAAATTTTGTAACTGCTTTAGCCCATTGAGGGTGAAGTCCCACAACATTCTTGATTCTCTTGGCTGTTGCTCTGTAATCTAACTGTTCATTGAAGGCATCAATAATTGTTTGACGAATTGCGATACGACTCAAGTTATCAATAGCAACTACAAGTTCTCCAGCACGGCGCTCGGCAAAGGCTAAAGAGTTTGGATTAGTCTTATTGAAAGACATCTTGAAATCTACTTTAGGTCGTCGAGATTGCGCCCACATAGGAACCTGTGTGAACTCCATGTTAGCCATAGGCTTTTTATTGGTTATCTTTACTTTACTTGGTGTGAAGGCTGGAAGGGCTAACTTAGGAGCAATATCTTGAATCTGTTCAATCGCTTTATTGCCACCAATATCAATCGAGGCTAATAATGCTTCTTGAATTCTTTTCTGATTAGCAATAGTGATAGCACTTACCAAGCGCTCTAAAGTTTGTGGGTCAAGATTACGGAGCAAGCGCTCCAGTTGCTTCATTGATATTTTGTCTGTTGCTCTTTGAATTGATTCATAAAGAGTACGGGCAAGGGCTTGCTCTTCAGGACTTAGAGGAATCCGCCGAGGTCTTTCCGCTTTCGCAAAACGAAATGGCATCTCTAACCAACTTCAGGAAGATTCGGATTCAATCCTTCAGGTGTCGGTGGAGGTGGAGGCAATTCTTCTTCACCTGCGCCTTGAGGCTCTTCAGGCATCGGAGGAATTCCAGCACCCTCGGGCATCGGAGGCATACCAAAATTCTGTCCATCATGTTCAGCAGGTGGAAGTCCAGCAAGTTCGCGGAGATACTCTTCCAACTTAGGGTCAGGAACAAGAACGCCAGCCGAAGCCAAGTTCGCAACGAAGGCAGAGATTTCATTCAAATCAACATGGCTTACTTCGCCATAGGTTAGGAATGGAGCGCGGGATGGATTCATTCCGTTGAGTTTGAGAAGGCGTGGAATCGCATACTGATTCATTACCTCAGCAATGTTCTTGGCGATTGAATCAACAGCCATTGACCACAAATCCATCTTGGAAGTTCCAAGGGCATAAGAACCAACACGGTCAGAACCAAGAAGAATGAAGTCTGAAAGAATGGACATCGAGATTCTTTGGTCATAGCGCTGGATAATCTTGTCTGTATCGAACTGACGAGAACCACCTGAAGATAAAAGAACTAAATCAAATACTTTGTGTCCTTGGTCGTCATACATTGAAGGCATGACGATTCCCTCTTGCTCGTTACGCTTGATAGAGGTAACGATGTTTTGAATTGATGCGAGAACTGATGCTTGTTCAGCGGTTGCTGTTGAAGATAGAAACTCAGGTGGAACATAGGCAACAGGTAGACCAGCAAGGTCACGCTCAATACCGATTGCTTCAATCTCTTCGATACGGCGCTTGAAAAACCAAGGGCGATACGCATTACGAAGAATTGAACGACCTTCAGGGTTATTCTTTTGAGTTGTTGTACGGAATAGCAAAGCCTTCTCAATCGGAATCATGTGAGTTCCGCCCGTTGAAGGGTCTACTTGAATCATTCCTTGGATTCCACCGTCATCATCCATCACCCAACGGAACAAAGTCTCTTGAGCGCGAATAGGCATCTTGCGCCAGCCAATACGACCATCATTGAATTTAGAATTCTTGCGTGGGTCTCTTACATCTCCGCCACGAACTTTGTAAACAATTTCATGATATGAATAACCAAAGACCAACATTGAAAGCATCTGAGATAAAGTCGAATCCCATGAATCCGACATATCGTTCAAGCATGATTCTACGAACGCGGCTACTTCTTTATCCTCGGTTGTAATCTCTCCATCTTCAGAACCATCGGTGTAAGGGTCTACACGCCACTCAAGACGAGTAATAACTTTTTCGATTGCGAATAACATCGAGCCAATGGTCGGGTCGTTATCCGCCATTTCTCGATAAGTTTTTGCTCCGCGAATTCCACGGAGATTGACAAGAAATTCTTCATAGACGGTTCCACCTGAACGGCGTAGACCCGTAGAGCCAAGTTCTGTAAGGTCGGGTGTTGGTTTGTCTGCCATCTATACCTCTCGACTACTCTCTATCTTTATTGGCTAATCCAACAACGATACTGATTGCCTGTTGCTCGTTGAATCCCGCCTTTACCAACTCCGAATATAATTCATGAGTTTGGATAGCAAAAGTCCCAAGCACAGAGACGACACCATCACGATTCGGCGAAAGGTTATCGTACACCCGTCGATTATACCGTTAGGTGATTTTTGCCTTTTTATTCTCCGTCGAGTACAAATTCAAAACAATTCAATCGGAAAGTTGCTGTCTCTAAGGCACACTTTCGCGCTAAATCTTTTGTTCCAGCCTGTGCGTATTCGCGCTCTTCAAGCAATCCGCCAAGTTGGTCAAATCTCTTGAAGATAACTTTGAATGGTAATTCAAATTCGCTAGTGGTCAGATGAACTTCCACATATTCCTTTGGAGCAATCTCCATCGAAATAAAAGGACGACCATCAGGTGAAACGACAGTTTTCGCGCTAGGTAATTCCTTTACGAAATAATCAGTCCAAGCCATTTACAACTCCCTTCGAGAGTTTTTCAACCCTAATAATACTATATCAGGGTTAGAAAGGAAACGACTCAGGAACCTCGGGTTCCTTCTTCCAAGTTGGGGCGCTCCATGGGTCTACTTCCATATCGCCCTCGCCATTGCGTCGGACATCAACCACATTGACTATGTGACGCTTCAAATCAACACCGACATTGAAAGCGGTTACCGTCATGCGACCTTTTTTCTCGCCCGTGTTTTTATCATCCCAAGATTCCCAAACTGCGGTGCCTTGGATAATTACGCCCATTCCCTTCTTTAGAGAATCGCAAACATTTTCAGCGAGTTTATTCCAGCACTTGATTGACCAAGGAGTGACATCGGTATTTTCCCAAGTACCATCGGGCTTCTTTGTAGATTTAGAACTGATGACTGTAAAAGTGGCACAGGCTTTGCCATTCGGAGTAAATCTAAGTTCAGGGTCACCAGCGAGATTGCCAGCGATTGATATTGCTGTCATGCGACATTCCTCTCATTCGTAATCGGTTTAGGGATGATATTTAGTTTTCTTCTCATTCTCTTGCGCTCTGATTCGGAAGTTCCGCCCCAAATTCCAAGCACTCGATAATGTAACGCATAGGTCAGACATTCTTGCTTCCACCTACATGAGTTACAAATCTTCTTGGCTACTCGGTTCTCCTCCGTTATCCCATGGTTCTCGGGGAAGAAGAAATCCGTATCTATCCCCCAACAACTCGCTCCCTCGAAATTCCATGGCATCAATATCTTCATCAGGTTCCTCTCCGACTACTAGGCGATTGGGGGAAGAGGAATCTAACTTAGCCAATACGCGACCATTTCTCCAAACTTTTCCCGCAACAATTCCATCGTAATGATTAGTCTTAGGCTGAACTAGAGAGTCACACTCTTGCCAAAACTTACATCGGGAACAATACGAAAGTGCTGGTTGCGCTAAGTCGATTTGATATTGGTCGAATAACCAAGGGTCGGCAGAACGGCACGGAGCAACATCAACAAACTCAGGTAAACCCATGTTGAAATTTTATCGCTTTATTTCTCAGAATCTTTGATTGTGTCTTTGCGTGTCGCCCAATCACCAAAGCGCTCGCGGATAAGTTTGTTGAGTAAATCGATTCTTTCTTTGTCATTCATTGGTCGGTTTGTCTCTGAGTCCGACATCATCATTGCCCTCCCAATTTTTCAATCCGTGATGAACTAATCCAAGATGACGCCAATCAGGATTTTGGTCATCGGCGAGAGTTAGCGTCCAGTAATCCTTATCGCCCTCGCCCATCCATTCTGATACAAGAACCCACCCTGTACAAATTGCTGGTTCAACAAAGGCGATGCGCCCGATTTCGGCGAGCGCATCGTCTATTACTGAAGGTTTTTTATGCTCTTCCTGATTTCCCATTCGGGAAGGTTAGTACCAAAAATTTCTTTCCCAAAAGCGCCACGCCGAGCATGGATTTGAGTAGCGACTTTCGATATAGATGAGACCGCGTTCAATCTGAGCCTCCACAGTTATATCGGGGTCAAGCCCTAGTATCTGAGGAATCCCACCAGCATGAAGTTTTTCTCCATTCTGATAAACGGGTTTTTTATTGTAGGCATTAGGGCGCCAATTAGATTCTTTAGTCCATAGCGACTCAAGGCATTGCCATTGAGCAGGTGTATCCCAACCATAAGCGTCTAAGCGCTTTTGAGCAAAATCTTTTGCCGCTTCAGGAGTGCGGTCAATGTAAACGGGTTTGATTACTGGAATCTCTTCCGCTTTTGCTATTGGGTCAGGTGGGATATGAAATGGATTGAGAATGATGATTCCAGCAACGAGAATGATGGCTGGAATGGGCTGACGAAGTTTTTCATAGAATCGCATATTCCTCCGATTGTCGGAGCGGACATTTTGTTACCGATGGCTTCGGCACTTCTATGTTGTCAGTATCGGACTGACACCGCTTTTGAAAATAAGGTGTTTTGCGAACCTTAGTTTTAGGGTACATCATCAAGATGAATGAATGTCAAGGATATTTGGGGCGCTCGGTGGGGGCGCACTTACATCGCGCTAGAGAGAGGACGGACGCGCAACTGGCATCAACCCCACCGAACTTGGGTACCCGCGTAAAGGATACCGCACACACATATCTTTGAAAGGTTGGAAAGTGGGATATGTGTGACGCCCCACGAACCTAAGAAGAGATTCGTGGAGCGATTGTTCAATCACCGACGGGTCTCATGTCCTCAACGGAAGAGAGTCGATGTCGGTGACTGAATTCTTAGTCCAACCTACTTCCAGCGCTCGCGCTGATTCCGTAACTATTTAGAACCTTAGCGAACGCACCAGCAAAAGCCTCTTTGCGAGTTATGCTCTGTCCGAACTCTCGAACCCAAACTTCATAACCGCCGTAATAACCTTTGTGTCCAGCGTTGATGCTCTTTAGATAATTCACGAAAGCACCTCTCGCTGGAGAAATGTTTATCCAAGCGAATCCGCAAGCACCCTCAGAAACGAAATAGGTTTGCTTCTTGAAATCTATATCGTTGCCAAGTGGAGTCGTAGGTTCTCCAACAATCATTGGAGTTGGAATTGCGTTTTTGCCAGCGATGATGCCAGCCTCATAAGCCTCTTTGTAAATGCGAGCGCACTCACGCTTGCCAAGAGTCTTTTTCTTTTCGACCACTTGAGTCATGTGTCCTCCTCTCAAGAACAAGACCAGTATATCAAACTATGGTTGGGAATTCAACCTAGCCCTAAGCGTGTCTGATTCCAAAGCGAGCGCCTTCTCACGCTCGGCTCTTTTGATAGCCCTCAACGAGCCTTGAGAGACCCGTAGCGCCCTTTTCCGCTTCATCCATGGTAGGAGTATCACTAGAACCACTTTCCGCTCTCTATTGACCCTACAATGCCAAAAGCAAGGAGGATAAATAGTGCGAAGGCGATTCCCTCGGCGTTGTCAGCCCACTTTCGACCTTTGGGGGTCAAGCGGACTCCCTTCTTGAGAAGATAGTTTTCAATCATCCCTAGTTCTTGATTCACGATGCCCTCTCTTTCCTGATTGGTCTGACTAATCCATACGCTTCAAATGAGGCATCAATCTCACATTGAAAGCAATACGGCTTACCTTTGACAAAGGTAATTCTGAATTCACTTCCGCAAGTAAAACACTTCATACAATCACCACCTCCGATTCATTCCGTCCAGTAAATACAGCGACAATTTTGCTCTTGTTGATTCTCATTTCAAGAACCTTGCCCTCTTTGCCAAATCGTGTCGCAAACCATTCAGCCCTATCCTTTTCAAGAGTCCAAGAGATTCCGTTTTCATTCAGTCCCTTTTGGCATCCTCGATAAACCGTGACGGTCTGAGGCAGATTGTCTAAAACCATCAGTTCTTCAGAATCCATCAAATAATTTCTATCGGCTCTTGTTGAGCCAAAGAACTTTTTCCATTGAGCAAGATTCGCCCAACCGTTCTCAGTATCAACCCAAATCTTTCCTAGCAATGTCCAGTATTGCTTGTCATCAAGAGAATCAGCAATCTTTCCAAAAGCCTCGAGTCGATATGGGCGCTCATGTAGCCACACATAACTTTCGAAGTTTCCTGATTCAATCGCTTTGCCAACATCCTTGAGTTTCTGCTCGTAGTACAAATTGGCGTAGCCACTAATTCCTAGCGGTACTTGATAAACCAATGGGTGACGGAGCATCAAACCGAATGAGGATTCCTCGACATAAGGCTTGAGGTCATCATGAAGTTCTTGACCCATGAGTTTTGCTAACTCAGGTAGTTCCATTTAGTCCCTCCTCTTCTTAGCCTTATTCTCCAGTATTTTCAACTGCTGGTCAAATGACACGCCATGCTTCTCGGCAAGTGATTGGCAGATAATTTGATTGATTTGTTTCTTGGATTCTTGTGATTCAGGGTTACTGGAATTCAAAATCCAGTATTGATTATTGAGCCATTCGCTAACTGCGGTGCGCTCTGTCTTGATGACCTGTGTGTATTTTCCGTCTTTGAAGTAAAGGAACTCACCGCTCTTTGTTGGAGCGTTTGCCTTTTCCTTGGCGATTCGTTCTGCCTTCTTAGCCTCGCGCTCTTCTTTGACTTTAGCCTTGGCAATCTTGTCAGCGGTAACGATTCGGCTTGGGCGATTCAAGACTTCCGCTGGAGCGCTTGGGTAACAAATCGTACAAGCGTCTTGACCAGCATCCTCGACGATTGTTTTCTCATCGTCATTGCTGTATTGAACTAACCATTGATAGCGGGTAGTTGCGAAGCAAGTCGAGCAATCCATCGAACTGTGAACATGACCATTGCTATTGATTACCAAGAACGCTCTTGTCCAAGGGTCTTGGTCATAGATTTCGTCTAACTTACAAATCTCGAAATACACCTCGCGGATTTTTCCTGCGATAACTTCAATCTTGTTTTCGTACTTTGCGATTTCTTCAATTCTGTTTGGATAGTGTTTCTCGTAAAACTCTTTTGTATCCTTAGCGCTTTCTAATTCATTTCGTAAACTCCAGCGCTTGTCATAAAGAGCAGATAGTTCGGTATCAATCTTGACTGCGAACTCTTTTGTGACTGCCATCTTGACTCCTCTCGTATTTACAACCCCAGTTTAGCATCAAATTGGGAAAAGGTACAATTAGTCCAATCGTGTCCTAGGTGACCCCGTTCGGGAGATTCGTCGCCTTTGCGTCTTTTTCGTGTTTTGACCGTTTGCGTCCTAGCCTTTGGGTGGACGCTCCTACCCATGTCCGATTCGGCGAGCGCCAGCGGGTCTTGGGAATCCGTGGTCAATGGCAATGTCTCGGGAGATTCGATTCAATTCGATTACCGAGGCGGTAGCGCTTCCTATGTGAAAACCGTGAGCGACGGCTCGACTGTAACGGTGGCAATCAATAACACTATCGCCAACTGTATTGGTAGTTGTACTCCGATTGCTGATAACTGGAGCGTTTCAATCAATGGTCAAAGTTTTAGTGGCAATGCGATTGAGCAGACCAGCGTGAGCGCTGTTGCTTCGGGTCAAGTAACAATTTCTGTATCGGGAATCGATAATGGTTTTTGGGCTGGATGGTACGGACCAGTCTTTACTGTTTCGGTGAGTTCTCCTGCTCCTGCCCCAACACCCACCCCCACCCCTTCGCCAACGCCTGAGCCTTCTGCGTCTCCGACATCTGATACTCCGACTGTGATTGCTTCTCCGACACCAACTCCTGAATCTTCTCCTTCGCCCACTCCGACTGTTTCTCCCGAACCCTCTCCAAGTCCAAGTCCCGAGCCTTCACCGTCGCCTTCGTCCACCGCAACTCCGACTCCAACAGATTCATCCTCTCCATCACCCGAGCCGACTCCATCTCAATCGCCAACTGAACCCGCGCCTTCAAGTTCGCCGACCCCTGAATCAAGCCCACAGCCCACCCCATCAGAAAGCCCAACAGCAACAACCAATCCGTCCAATTCATCACAACCTCCTTCGAATAGTGTGAATGGTACGGCAAACGAAAATGAATCTTTGAATCTTGTTGCGCCGATTGGAAAAGTTTTTACCAATGTATTTTTTGCTAGTTACGGATTACCTGAGAACTTTGTAATCAATGCTCAATGTCATGCTGTAAGTTCAATCCAAAAAGTTTCCGAGATTTTCCTTGGTCAAAATAATGCGGTCATTCAAGCAAGCAACGCAATCTTCGGTGACCCTTGCGGTGGAATCGTAAAGCGACTTCAAGTAATTCTTGAATATGGTGATGCTAGTCCTTCCACGGCTCCAACACCTCAAGTAACTCCTCAGCCCGAGCCAACTCCTGAGCCGTCGCCGACTCCGACACCAACCCCGACACCTGAACCAACGGTGACTCCTTCACCAACACCGTCGGAACCAACTTCCACTCCTTCTCCTGAACCTCAACCAACATCGGAACCAACGGCTTCACCTTCGCCAAGCCCTCAACCTTCGCCAACTCCGATTCCTCAACCTGAACCGACCCCGCAACCTGAGCCGTCCACAACTGAACCCACACCTTCGCCATCGCCTACCCCAACTCCATCTCAGTCACCTGAGCCGATTCAAAGTCCCGAACCAACCCCTGCTCCGAGTCCAAGCGATAGCCCTTCGGTAGAGCCGACTCCCGAGCCAACTCCTGAACCTTCACCTGAGCCTTCTCCTGAACCAAGTCCTGAACCTGAACCCACTCCCACTCCGTCCCCTGAACCTGAGCCAAGTCCAAGTCCTGAAGAGTCACCTTCTCCCGACCCTGAGCCAACGCCAACTCCTGAGCCTTCTCAAGAACCTGAGCCTCAACCCTCTGAAAGCCCAACGGAAACTGACCCGACAAATCAAACACCTGAACCACAACCGACATCTGAAGAATCTCCCTCTGAAATAATAAAAGATATCTTACAAGATGGAACTGTCACAGCCGATGAAGTTGCCTCTGTTGTTGAATCTGCGAAAGCGGATGGAAAACTCGACGATGAGGAGCGCGAGATAATTGCGACTGCGATTGTTGCTCAATTCGCGGATGCGGAAGCGGTGCCAGCCTCGGCACTCATTGAAGCGGGTCTTGATTTCGCCGACCTTCCAGCCGAGACCCCTGTTGATGTTCGAACCGATGAAGATGGAAACCCTGTCATCATCACCGCTGAGATTGCCGATGCTTTAGAACTTCTCGCATCACCAGCAGAAATTATCAGCGCGATATTCGAATCACCTGCTCAACTTATTTTTGCTCTTGGAAATCTCGGTGCCGATATGTCACCTGAAGAAAGAGAAGAAGCAACGAAAACAATTATTGCCGCGACAATCGTTGGCAATATCGCAACAACTACAATGGCTTCCGTCGCTATCGGCGGTGCTGGATATAGGAGACCTTAGTGAAGAACTTTATCAATGACATGATTGGGCAACTTTGGACATTACTTGGAATGTTCGTTGCTTGGATTGTTTTAGATGGAACTGCGAAAGGAATTGTCGGCTACGCGATTTTGGCTACGCTCGGCGTTTGGGCTTTGACTTATCCTCTTCGTCGGGAGAAGAAAGAGGACTAGCCTCTTCTGATTTTGCGAATGGACTGAACGCTCCATTGATTTCATCAAGAGTTAGTTTTCCATCATCGAGATATTCTCGAGCCAATCGTTCTGCCACGGATGCGACTGCCAGCAATCCAGCCATCGATAAGGCGACCCATGTTTCAACTCCCATGACCGCACCAGCACCGAGGGTGCCGAGTGCGCCGACTGTAAAGACGGCAACCATGCGAGTCAAAATATCTTGGAGTTTTTTCACTCTCCAAGTCTAACCTACGCGCTTCTCCCAACTAATTTATCTAAATCAGGATAAGACTCAACTGCTTGTAATTGTTTCCTGATTCTCTCGGATTCTTTTTTCTGCGCTACCCAATCTTTTCTTGATTGTGGGCATCGGGCTTTGACTGCTCCATTCTTTCCAATGACCTTGACACCTTTGAGGTGGTAGGCACCTTGAAGCGCATCGGCAGATTCTTGTCCGAGGAAGTGTCGAACTAAATCGAGTAGACAGGATGCGAACTCTGCTCTGTGTCCGTTGAGGTCTGTCAGATGATGAGCGACCTCATGAAGAATCACATATTTTCCTCTAGCCCATTTCGGTAATTTGATTGCTCGCTTTCCATAATAGAAAGTAGCGCAAGCCTTTCGGCGACCTCGACCATCGAGAACGAGAATCGGGCGCTGTGCCTGTATGCCGTATTTATCGATTACATATTTTCGAGCAATAATCTTATCTACGAATTTCTGACACTCTTTGAGTGTGAGGGCTTCGCCGTACTTGATGCCCGATAGTTCTTCGGCGGCGTAAAGCCGACCTGCTTGGTCTTTGACCTTTGGCATATTTCCTCCCTTTCAGACCCATTATACCAAACGGGGGTTTGGAAAGATTCCAAAAATTGAGTCAGCCCCGCTCAACTCCGACCCGACACGCCACGATTTGACACGGGTTTCGAGCCTAATCCTGATTGGTATTACTAACCCCAGTTTGGTATACTGGAGCCGAGAGAGAGGAGGCGCCCCATGGAGAAATGCTCCAAGTGCGGTGTTGTGGTTGGAAAGTTAGAAATGTTTCCTGAACAACTTTGCTTGGCTTGTTATGCGGTTGTTTTCGAAAAACAATTTCAGAGCGCCTTGAAGATTGCGAGGTTGAAATAATGGCTCTTGATTACAAGAACTACAAGTACGGCAACAAAGTGTCGGCTGATAGCGATACTGTTGAAACTGCGATTCTTGAAGGAGTCGTCGTTCCTCAAGCGCCCGAGGCTCACCAGTTAGAACACGCCGCGGAATGGTTGGCGCTTTACGCTTCAGATGACAACATTGAGATTGCTCAAAGTTTTGCGAATGTGATTGCCTTCTTGGAACTCACAGCGCAATCCAAAAAGAATCGTGCGGTCTTGGCTGAAGCCAAAAGGAGATACGCCAAGCAACACGGAATCAAAGTTTCTCAAGTTCGTGTAAAGAAGAATAACTAACCCTAGTTGTGATATACTCAGATTGTTCTTGAGAGGAGGACAAAATGACTAAGGGACTCAAAGACCCAGTAACGGGTAAGGTCTACAAATACAAAGGTTTTGTTCCAACAAAATCAATTACTCCGCAATGTAAAGCGGATTCACATGACTCTTGCTGGTCTGTTCCCCAAGAATTAGCGGATAGACATGGCATCGATTTCGCTAAAAAAAATTGCTGTCTCTGCCCTTGCCACGGGCTTTATGAGGAGGTATCAGAATGAAAGTGAAAATCACTTGGAAAGCGTTCGGTAATAAAATCGAGCGTGGTAGATATGTTTCGAGCGTTGAGTTCGACATCTACGACACAAACCCATCGCATGAGGTTCTTCTCAATGCGATTTACAAGGCAACCAATCTTCAGAGCGAACTAGCCGACTTCGGTGCTAACGCTTTTGAAATCTATCTATGGAAAGTCATCGAACCAAGATTGGCTTCCGATAGAACTCACACATCGCTTTCAGTTGGCGACGAAATCGAAATCGACGGTCAGAGTTACACCTGCGCTGATTTCGGTTGGGTCAAGACTGAAAACGCTGACATCAAGTTCCTTCCGAGCGAATACGGCTTAGGCGCGGTTTTCTCGGTTCAAGAAAAGGTGAATTCCTAACCCCAGTTATGTTATACTCAGATTGTCTTAGAGAGGAGACAAAATGACGAATCAATATCAACAGCGAGTTTTCGATACTAAAGAACTCGTCAATCAAATCGGCTTGATGAATGTTCTTGCCATCTCAGGTGGTCGCGTTCATTCTGTCGTCAATGACCAAGGCGAAACTGTCGAGGTTCAACTTCCTGTCGGTCATGGCTACCGAGTAGCAATCACTCTTGGCTTCATGGATACATGGATTGTGCGACGCGAGTTTGTCCGCAAGGGTGTAGTCAAGGTCAAGGGCGTTGTCGAAGATGTCTACTTCACAGAGGTAGGCGAAGTCGCTTACAAAGCAAGTTGCTATGTCAATGTTCCATTCGGAGAGGGAGTGAAATCATGAGTGAAGCAACACTAAACGCAGAGGGAAAGTTTGACCTCACAACTCGAATCATCGAATTCGAAACTGGCGAGGCAACAGAGGAACAGGTGATTGAGTTATTCCAATATCTTGTAGATACTGGTTTGGCTTGGTCTTTACAAGGTACATACGGACGAACTGCCGAGGCTCTTCTTGAGGCTGGCGTAATTACTAAGGGGGAGAAATGACAACTGATACAAAACAAAAGTGCGTTAGTTGTGAAGATGTCTTTGAAGATGGCGACCATACTTACTCAAATGTAAAAGATGGCGTACTTTGCTACGGATGCCAAGAAGATGATTTACAAAGCGCATCAAGTCTCGTACTGGTTCACGGTGGCGAAATCAATTCATGCCGAATCGGTAACTATGTCATCTATGACGACGACCTAGAGATTCCTGACTTCTTCAAAGATTTATGTGGAGATGGAGTCGATGTACGCAAGTGGGTTCAGACTGACGGCTGGCGTGGGCATGGCTCAACAATCGATAATTTCAAGAATGTCAAGGTTATCGCTCAAGGCTGGACAACTGGATGGGCTGATGAGACAACACAGCGCAAAGCCAAGTTCAATGGATTCTTGAACGAGATTGCCGATGGTAGTTTTCCAACACCGTATCCGTTCTATGTTTTGACTGAGCAGACATCCAATGTCTTTTCACAAAGCGTAGATGTCTTTACGACTGAACACTACGAATCTCGAGTCATCGCATGGCTACATGAGATTGGTTATCCGCAATCAACACTCAAGGAGTGGCTATCGTGACTCCACGCAAAAAATGGTTTACCGTTCAGATTGTGGCGGAGAAAACGGTTCGAATCTATGCTGAGGATGAGCAAGAGGCAAAAGATAAAGCCGACGCAAAATATCAACCGCTATGGTCTGCCGAGGATGCTTGGGAGGAAACTCGAGTGAGCAAAACAAAACACACGAATCTTTTCTGTGGTGAATGTAAGACTGAATTGATTCAGGAGAACTACACACTCAAATGTCCAAAGTGCGATTTGAGATAAATTGATAATTAGTATAAACTTAGGTTTATATTAGAGAGAGAGGAGAAATACATGGAACACGCAATACTGGTTCATTCGCCTGAGTATGCGAATTGGGTTTTTGACAAAACGCATCCAACTCAAGGGCGCAGGTTTCTTCATGCTCGCAATCAATTAGTCCTTGAAGCGCAAAAGCGCCGACTCAATGTTTGGGAGATAGAACCTGAGCATTGCTCTACCGATGACCTTCATCTTGTTCACGATATGTCGTATGTATTCGATGTGACTGTACGAGGCGAATCTACTGAGTGGAGCGGACAACGCCACGACCTAGGCGAACTAGCCAAGTTGTTTGTGAGCGGTACTTTGACTGCGCTCGATACTTTGATTGACAAGAAAACTTTGCTTGCCATCAACTTTGCTGGAGCCAAGCATCACGCGATGCGTGACTACTCAAGCGGATTCTGTATCTTCGCTGACTTTGCTATCGCCGCAACTAAAGCAACCAACGAATATGAACACCGTGTTGCTATCTTCGATTGCGATGCTCACCATGGTGACGGTACCGAAATGCTCTTGCGCCGTAACAAGAATGTTCTGACTTACTCAGTTCATGAGTACGGGATTTTCCCAGGCACGGGTTTACTCAGCGATTGGAATAATCGCGCCTATAACTTCCCGCTTGCTTCAGGGTCAGGTGACGATGCTTTGATTAGCGCAACCGAGGGATTCCTTACAGCGTGTGAAGAATTCAATCCAACAATGATTTTCGTTGCTTGCGGTGCTGACGGTTTAGCCGATGACCCGCTATCGAATCTCAAGTACACGCCCGAGGGATATTTCAACTCAATGCGCCTTATCCGTGAGCAATTCCCAAATATGCCAATTCTGCTTGGCGGGGCTGGCGGTTACTTGCCTGATACGGGAACTCCCGAGGTGTGGAAGAACGCCTCATTCGGACTTATGGCGCTTCCTACCGAGGTTGTGAAACCCTAGGAGTTACGATTAGGGCATGACCACAATCGTAGCCGTCCAGTATCGGGACAAGGTTTTATTCGGTGCTGATTCTCAAGTGACGGCTGGAAGTGGTCGTGTTGCTAATCATCCGCAGATGGTCAAGATTTCAAAGCGCGGGGAATTCATAATTGCTGGAAGTGGCGAATGTGCGCCTTGCGATATTGCTCAACACATTTGGATGCCACCAAAACCAAGCAATGCTGAATTAGATGATTTGTACCATTTCATGATTGCTCGAGTTGTTCCATCTTTGAAACAATGTTTCAAGGATAACGAATACAAGTGGAATGAAGCCGATGATGATGGCGAAACTAAATTCGCTTTTCTTATCGCTATCGGTGGCACCGTCTTTGAACTCGCCGATGATATGTCTATCGCTCTTGATTCAAAAGGATTCTATGGCGTTGGCTCGGGTTCTAGTTATGCGATTGGAGCGCTCGCTCAAGGAGCAACTGTTGAAGAGGCTCTCAAGATTGCTTCGAAGTATGACGCCTATACATCTGCGCCATTTATGTTTTTAGAACAATCCAAGAAGAAGGTTGCGACATCAAGGAATAAGTAGTATCCTACCCGTGTTGTATATTCTGTACAACTAGAGAGGAAACTATGGAAAACCAAGAGGTCATTGACCAAAAGTTCAGTCAGATAATCAATAAGCCACGCATCAAGGCAAAGCGTCCACCAGCAAAGTTCCCTGAACTGCGCTACTTATGGGGCATCACCTTGTTGGGTAGTTTTATCTTGATTGTCATTAGTTCTGTAATTAGCACCATAATTGAATCCATCTAATCCGCATACGCAGATTACGCGGGACTCAAAGTAAGTTCTATCGGGAACAGGAATTACTCGGTAACAATCAGCCGAGTGGTTCCTGTTTTTCCATATATCGTTCGGGGTCATAAATAGTTATCGCCTTCGCAATCAAGTGAGGTTGTAAAGTCTTTGCGTGATGCCCACAAAAGTATAGTTCGCCGTTGAGAAAAGTGGCTCCGACCTTTGCCCTCGCTCCGCATCTATCACAACTTTCGAAAACCTCGAAAGGCGTTTCAATCATCTCGGTCACCACTAACTCACCTGAGTAACTGTCACGATAGCGCTTGGTGTTGTTGGTCGAACTGGATTGATTTGAGACGCAATAAATGGCATGGTGACATCCGTACTAGTTGCTCTCCACATAAGTTGAAAATACTGACCTGCCATAAGTTCAAGAATATAATTCCAACTAGGTAACAATTTTCCTGAAGTTCCTCCGTGGCTTGGCACTATTGAAACCTGTCCGTTTGAACCAGCCACATCGACCCCATCAATTCGAAGCCAAATATCAACATCATTCTCGGTGCTTGCTGAAGCATTAGCCAACTGGAAACTAAATTGAATGTTGTAAATACCGCGATTTTCTACCGTGACTCTAGTTGGATTCGTTCCATCACTTACGACGCTGACCTTGTTTGCGTAATCTGTTGTATTGAATTTGACTGGATAAGCCGTTGTTGTGCTTGCGATTGTTTGTGTTGTCGAATCTTGAAATGCTCCATAGTACGGGCGAGGCGAAGTTACATAGATACTCATTTTTCCTTCTTGTTCGTTGGTGGGTAGGTGTCTATCTTTTCTTTGATACGACCATCCTTACTTAGACGAACAATGAAGCCATCTTTGATTTGGATTGGGTTGAACGGGTGTTTGGTTTTGTACTTTCCGCTACTCAAGGCGTCCTCGGTTTCTATCTGTAACGGGACCACCCACAATCCAAGCCCGACAGGTGCGAGCGCTGGCACATTTGAAATCGAAAGCCTCGCAATATCCAAGTTCCCCTGCCTCGGTTACATCCCAAGCGGTTTGGCGGTTATCGCCTTGGGCGAGTCCGCCCTCGATACATTGGAGCATCTCGGAGGTTTGGATAAACGCCGCGCAGTTGCCACACCGTTGCTTCTTGGCTTCTTCAGGGCTTACACCCCACTCAGAGGCGATTTCAGACCAGTAGGCATCGTTCGGCTCTTGAGGGTTGAGAGGACCGTATTTCGCGTCTCTAATCGCTATTGCGCGGTTCTCAAGGTTAGCCCTTACATCCTGAGTCGCGGTTGGGCATGAAGCCTTCAAAAGTTTGGAGACTGCTGGCGTAAGGGTCATGGGCTAAGGGTATCAGCCGAACAGATGTTCGAATTGTGCGTACATTGTGCGTACAAAATTATTTGTGTATTGGGATGATTTCTAACCCCCGTTGTGTTATACTGGTGTTGTCCGAGAGGAGGACGGAAATGACAGTTCAGATTGAAAATAACGAGATTCTTGATTTCGTTGAATATGTAGATAGTTTCTACAATCCCGTGACTGGCGTGTTCCCAATCAAGGGAGCAACAGTCGAGGTCATCACTAACGCAATCAAAACTTATATCAGCACCGCTACTACTTACGGCGGAGGCGATAGCGTCGATAGAGAGTTCGTTCGAGACATCATCCTTCAGAATCCTGAATGTGTGGTAATCGCATGAATATCGAAGTCATAGGAATCGGGGTCTCAAAAGAGGACACCGACAAAATCAAGGAAGCCATCATCGAGAAACTCAAAGAGGGAGGCACAAAATAATGGCTACACGCTCACTAATCGGAATCAAGAATAAAGACGGCTCAATCGAAACGATTTACAATCATTGGGACGGTTATCCAACTTATGTCGGAACTGTTCTAACCCTGTTCTATGGTGAGAAGGAAACTCGCAAGTTGCTCAAGTTCGGCAATCGCTCAAGCCTTCACGCCAAGCCAACCAAGGTAGACACCTATCAGGCTCGAGGCGAATCAGGTCAAGAATCGGTCAAGTACGGCTCATTCGCTGAGTTCGCTCAGGCTCCTAAGTCGGGCGCTGAGTTCGCTTACCTGCTCGAATCCAACGAGAAGTTTGGATACGCGGGGTCTAGTTGGGTCGCTTATCAAGTGGATTGGCAAAACGATTCACTCAAGCGCCTAGGCATCATCGAGCGCGGGGTCTCTTACAAGGAGACACTCGCCGCTTGAGTTGAATAACCAACCCCGATTTGATATACTGAACCTGTTCTTAGAGAGGAGAACGAAATGGCTAAAAGAAGTCAGTTAGCGGTGGGTCAAGAATGGGCTTACAGCAACAAGAGACAGCATGAATATACAGCGTGGGGTAACCACTACAAAGCAACTATCGTCGCTGTTGAACCTTACGAAAAAGGTTTTAGCAGAAACTATCAAACTCAGAAAGGCAATGGCGTTCTTGTCGAAGTTCAAGGCTACGGCGGTAAAGTTCAAAAAGTTCTTCAGTTGAGCCAGTTGTGGATTCCATGGGCTGAATATGAAGTTGGTCTTGTTGAATACAAGGCTCAATGGGAAATTACTCAGGCTAAGGCAAAAGTCGCTCAGGCTGAAAGACAAAAGTTCCATCAGGAAGTTTATTTACCAGCCTTGAAAGAATTTCAAGAGGCGATTGAACAAATCAGCGGTAAATATGTCGGGACTTATGAAACAGTCGGACAGTTACCAATCGAAGTTTTACAGGCTGTTACTCAGGCGATTCAAGAAAAGGCGGTGGCATAAATGGGATGGGATGTAACTCAGGTCGGTGCCAATATCACCACCAAGAAATTCATCGAGCATTACATTCGCAGAACTTATGACGGAATCTATGAAGCCGTCAGAATCTTCGAAGGTAAAAATGTCGGAGGTCAAAAGGCTTTCTATGTCGCCCTTCGCCGATTGGAAAACAACTCAGTCTTTGCGTGTGTCTTTTTGACCAAGCGTAAGAATGGGCAAGTCGCAATCAAGGTCATGGGAGAAGATGAAGAGCCATTCTTCTACGAGGCTCCTCAATCTTTCATCAAAGTATTGACTCCAGCCAAAACACCAACGGGTGCTTGGTGGAGAAATAAATGCCTTGAGAAATATGCGGAACGCGCCGATGCGTAAATGGTTTATCTATCGCAAGCGAGGTAGGCTCCGTCTATCAAGAGTTAGGATAAACAATGGAAATCTTCGCCCTGCTTATTAGCATTGTTGCGCTCGCCGTATCAATCAAGGCGCTTCGTGAATCACGATGGATTGAACTAGATTGGAACTTTGACGAGGATGAAGATGCTCGAGGATGAACTCAAGGCTCTCCTAGAAAAGATTATGGAGCGCGAGCGCCTAATCGCTCGCTCTTTGATTGTCCGAGAGATTCAAGCCTTTGCTGGAGATTACTCTCACCCAATGACTCAAGATGGAGTTACTCGGGATGTCTTGATTGTCGAACAACTACTCGACTTTCTAATGACCCCAAGTAATCCGCAATAAGTTATCAACTGTTATCAAATAACCCTTAGTTGAATACTCAGGGCGATTCATCTCTTTCTTCAATCCGTAAATGCCTAGGGCTTTTCTGATGTTGTCAGTTGGCACAATTAAAACTAAATCCTCAAGGACAAAAGACCAATGGCTCGCCTTGGTTGAACTAATACCCGAGGCATACCAACAACCCAAAGCATCTGACCAACATTCGGTTTCAATGTAAAGGTTTCCCGTTTCCTTCCACCTTCTATCGCGCTTGACTTCGATAGTCTCGATGGGAGATGTTAGAAAATTATTGACAATGATTTCGCCCTCTTGCCCATAGCGTAAATCTAAATCCCAGTCGGAGCGTTTTACAGATTCATATTCCATGGGTTTGATTGTCCTATCGAGATTGGCGCGATGCTTTGAATGACGGAGCGGTTTTCGTAGAGGGCTAAGAGTATTGCCTCAGCACGGTCAGGCGAAGCGACACCCCGTTTCTTCATATCGACCTTGG